TTGGGATTAAAATGATTACCGCAAAAGAAGCCAAAGAACTGTATGACCAAAGTGGGCAAGAAGTTGCTGACTACTTGAAACACAGCGTTGAGAAAAAAGTGAAAGAAGCTGCCGAAGGCGGCAAGCGTCATGTGTTTATCGATATGGGTAGTGTGCGGCAGTTTGAGTACCTACAGAGCACAATTACACCTTTACAAAAGGCTGTAGAATGGAAACTCAAAGAATTGGGATATCGTGTTGAGATTAAGTTAGACGGGCAATCTTATGTGCCACGAGGTCTAGCAGACGACAACGGCAACGGACCTACAATTCAAAACTACGGCATTCATATTGGGTGGTAAGGACTGATATGTTTCTAGTAATGCGTACAAATACCCTTAGCCACTGTGCTAAAAAAGTAACATGGAAAGTTGACAGTCGTGGGTTCCAGCGAAAAGAGGATGCTGATTTTTACCGAGACTTTGCTCAAAAAGAGTACAACCAAGAGAACCCAAAAGGTAGACACAAATTCTTTGTAATTGAGACAGAATTTTTCCCCTATCCAGACAGCAAATGGGCAAAAAAGGTTGACAAATAATACAAACGGTGTTATACTAAGTATAAATAAAGAAGCAGAGCGATAGACGCCGAGCAGACATTTATTGAAAGGATTTTTCAATGTCAAAAGAATATGGTACACTAGTCCTCATTGGACGCTTTCAACCCTTCCACAATGCTCACTTAGAGATTATCAAGCGAGCCACAGCATTGACCGACAACCTCGTGATTATCACAGGATCGGCTGCTCAACCCCGCACTTACAAAAACCCGTTCACTAGTGCCGAACGTGCTAGAATGATTAAGGCTGCTACAGGCGGTCTGTCAATGAGTATTCACATCGAAGAAAACATTGACACCATGTACAATGACCAAGCCTGGGCAGTACGCATCCAGAGTATCGTAAGTCGTTATCGCATCCTCGGCACTAAAACTGCCATCATCGGTCACAAAAAAGACGAATCAAGTTTCTACTTGGATATGTTCCCCCAATGGGAATACGTTGATGTGGAAGAAATTGAACCACTCAGTGCAGTTAACATCCGTGACTTGTATTTCAAACGTGATGTAAACATGAACTTCATTAAAGCTGTGGTTCCACAAAGTACATTCGTCTACTTGGATGCTTTCAAGGATACTCCTGAGTATGAACAGATTATCCGCGAACGTGAATTCTTGATTGAACACAACAAACAATATGCCAGCTTGAAGTACCCTCCAATCTTCTCTACTGCTGACAGTGTTGTTATCTGTTCGGGTCACGTGTTGATGATTAAACGCCGTGCTGAACCCGGTCGTGGCTTGTGGGCATTGCCCGGTGGTTACGTCAACGCAAACACCGACAAGACAGTATTGGATGCGGCTATTCGTGAACTGCGCGAAGAAACAATGATTAAAGTACCAGGCCCCGTGTTGCGTGGTAGCATCGTTGACAATCGTGTATTTGACGCTGTGGATCGTTCACCCCGTGGTCGTATCATCACACACTGTTTCAAGATTCAGTTGCCTGATGGTGAGTTGCCTAAGGTGAAAGGTAGTGATGACGCTGAAAAAGCACGTTGGGTACCAATCGCAGAAGTACGCAGTGACGAATGTTTCGAAGACCACTATGACATGGTCATGTGGGCTGTGGGTGCATAACTAAAGGAGTAGTATAATGATATCATCATACGCAAAATTTATTAATTTAATGGGGGCAGTGAAGGAAGCAACTCCAGCATGGCCCCAACTTGATCCAGTTGAAGATAGGCTATTGCTGTCACTAACTGCTAAGTGGCACTCTAGTGAGGAAGTTACTGTGCTGGATGCCGCGAATTTGGCTAATGGTCTCAGCGAATCAACTATTCAACGTCGGCTTGTTACATTGCAGACAAAGGGAGTTATCAAACTTGAACAGTCTACCAAAGACGGTAGATCCAAGATAGTGCAACCTACTCAATTAACAATTGATTATTTTGAAAAACTCACGGCATGTTTAAAACAAGCATAAATCCACTTCGTTTATTACAAATTTTATGTATAGCTCTTATACTAGTAGCTTCGTATAATTTTAATGAATTCTTGTTCAATGATACATGGGTTCAACGTCATCCACATGCAGCCTTAATCTTTATACCATCCTTTATCAAACTATTGATGATACTAGTATTTGGATGGTATGGCTTAACTGGTGTGATTTTGGGAACACTTTATCTTATGGATAAGACTGGTACAATCTATATCATGGTTTTGAATGTCATAGTGTTTGCTTGTGCTCCTATGATTGCATTGTTAATAACCAACAAGATATTTAAATTATCTGCGACATACGATAACTTGAAATATTATCACATTATGATGCTATCACTCATTTCCGCGTTATTCGGGGTTTTGAATGGTGTGTTGGTTCACGATTGTCTTGATTCAGGTATAAGCATGATGGTTGGTGACTTTGCTACTGATATGATACTGTTGTTTAGTTTTAGCGTTATATTGCGCGGTTGGGAATTCTTTACTCAAGGAAAAAGGTATGCTAAAACATGCAAAAGGTAATCTGCTAGACTTAGCAGAAGCAGGTGAGTTTGACGTTGTGGTGCAGGGATGTAATTGCTTTAACACAATGGGCGGTGGCATCGCACGAGAAATTCGTGAACGATATCCTCTGTGTGCTGAAATTGACAATCTGACTGAGCGCGGTGAATACATGAAGTTAGGTAACTGGACAGAATATGACCAGGGTACATTTCTGATTATTAACGCTTACACTCAGTACAATATGAGTCAAGGTACCGATGTGTTTGAGTACGTGGCATTTGAATTGATTTTGCAAAAACTCATTCATGCATACGGTGACAAACGAATCGGCTTGCCCTACATTGGTATGGGACTTGCAGGTGGCGACAGTGAAACAATCATTGGAATGATTGAGGCATTTGCATACGGTGTCGCATCAAAAGGTGGCTCAGTCACTTTGGTAGAATTTGGGGGCTGATATGGGTTGGTGGGAATACAAATACGAAACCAAACAAGTAGGTGAAATGGTAGTAGACGGTAAGTCACTCCCAATTTACTCACTGATTGGAAAGAAGGACAAATGGGTTCCAAACTTTATGGTTGACCCTATTCTTGGAATCAAAGGTGGATATGTATTCGATCCAACTGATATGGAACCCAAAGAAGGTTGACACAATAATAATGTTGTGTTATACTGATAACAAGTCCTAGAGATAGACTCTAGGCAAAACTTAAATAAAGGAACTTTATTATGAAACTCGCTAAAAACATCATCCTGAACACAGATAGCTATAAAGTATCAATGTTCAAACAATATCCAGTAGGAACTACAGGTGTATACTCGTACATTGAGTCACGAGGGGGCCGTTATGATAGAACGGTATTCTTCGGATTACAGGCTTTTATCAAAGAATACTTACTCAGCCCAATTACCCAAGCTGACATTGACACCGCAGACAAAATCCTCACAGCACACGGTGTCCCCTTTAACCGAGAAGGATGGCAGTACATTCTTGACAACCACAACGGATATCTCCCAGTTGTTATTAGAGCGGTACCCGAAGGCTCTGTTGTTCCGGTCTCGAACGTACTTGCAACAATTGAGAACACAGACCCTAACTGTTTCTGGTTGACAACTTGGCTTGAAACATCATTGCTTCGTGCAGTGTGGTATGGCACAACAGTGGCAACACAATCTTACACAATCAAGAAAGTGATTGCCGAGTACTTAGAAAAGACAGGAGACCCAAGTGGTATTGATTTTAAGTTACACGATTTCGGTGCTCGGGGCGTTAGCTCTCTTGAAAGCGCTGGGATTGGTGGTGCGGGACATCTCATTAACTTTATGGGTACCGACACTATTACTGGTATTCTGTACGCTATGGAGTATTATGATGCTGACGTTTGCGGTTACAGCATTCCTGCAATGGAGCACAGCACTGTAACAAGTTGGGGCCGTGAAAACGAAGCAAAAGCCTACAGCAACATGTTAACACAATACGGTAAGCCCGGCTCTATCGTTGCGTTTGTATCTGATAGCTACGACATTTTCAACGCAGCCAGTAAAATCTGGGGTGAAGAATTGCGTCAACAAGTTATTGATAGTGGTGCAGTGGTTGTGATTCGTCCTGACTCAGGTGATCCTATCACAGTCAACAAAGAGTTGGTACAAATTCTGGACATGAAGTTCGGTAGTGTGAAAAACTCTAAAGGCTTTAAAGTGTTGAACAACGTTCGCCTCATTCAAGGAGATGGTGTAAATGAACTTACTATTCGCGGGATTCTCGGTGCTTTTATGGCTCTTGGGTACAGTGCTGATAATATTGCTTTTGGCATGGGTGGAGCGTTGTTGCAAATCGTGGACCGCGACACCCAACGTTTCGCAATGAAATGCTCAAGTGTCCAGGTCGATGGTAAATGGATCGATGTAGTCAAGGATCCTATCACTGACTCAGGCAAACGTAGTAAAGGTGGTCGTGTTCGTTTGTTCACTAACAGTGGTGGCGAATATGCATCTGGTGTATCAGCCCCAACAGGTTGGTCAGACAAAGGCATTGGTGGTTGGACTGACGCATTGGTTACTGTCTACGAAGATGGTAGTCTTACAAAGTCTTACACTTTTGACGAAGTCCGAGCAAACTCTCGCAAATAAAGAAAGGGGCATTTGCCCTTTTCTCTATACAATAACTCAAAACGGTAGTATACTACACTTCTAATTTAAACACACAGAGAAACTTATGTCAGCATACTTTTTGAAATCAGGCAATACATACCGCGTCACTAAGAAAGAGGCGTTGGATCTTACTGAGAAATTGCCCGCAGGTAATTACATCATTCAGAAGAATGAAATGACCGGCGAGTTGTTCTTGGAAAAGATTGAGTCATTCCAACCAATCGGTAAAGTATACGGTGATTCACTAAAGAACACTGACCGAATCGTTAACACATTCTTGGATCGCCCTGCGACTACAGGTGTCATGTTGACTGGTGAAAAAGGTTCTGGTAAGACATTGCTTACTAAGAACGTTTGCATGAAGTTGGCTGAAATGGATATCCCAACAATCGTCATTAACGCCCCTTGGTGCGGTGACAAGTTCAACAATTTCATTCAATCAATCGACCAGCCTTGCGCTATCTTGTTTGACGAGTTTGAAAAGACTTATGACCGTGATGACCAAGAGAAAGTCTTGACATTGCTTGATGGTGTGTTCCCAACTAAGAAATTGTTCTTGTTGACATGTAATGACAAGTGGCGTGTTGATTCACACATGCGTAATCGTCCTGGTCGTATCTTCTACATGATGGACTTCAAGGGTTTGGACGCAAACTTCATCCGTGAATACTGCGGTGACAAGTTGAACAACAAAGAACATATTAACTCTATCGTTAACGTGGGTTCACTGTTCGCTGAATTCAACTTTGACATGCTGAAAGCATTGGTTGAAGAAATGAATCGTTACAACGAATCACCACAAGATGCGTTGGCAATGTTGAACGCTAAGCCAGAGTTCGATTCAGGTACTGAGTACGAAATTGATATTGTACACAAGGGTAAGAAAATTGAGTATCGTCACAAGTTCGAGGGTAACCCATTGCAACCAAAGGGTGTCTCTGTAGATTTTGATCCTGAACCAGACAACAAAGAAGGTGATTGGGAATACAAAGTGTTCAACCCTAACGCATTGATTAAAGTCGATGCAAACAAAGGTGAGTTTGTGTTCGAAGATAACGGTACTACTTTGACCTTGACTCGAATCAAGAAACAGTCTTACCGCTACTACGATGCGTTTTAATCAACGCTGATAAAAGTTAACCCCCGCAGTGTGCGTAGAGGCAATGTCAATAAGCCCTCTCCGATAATTTTTTAAGGAAACAAAATGTTTTTAATTGGTCTCTCATTCATCGTAGCAATCGTAATTGCAGGCGCGTTTTATTTCATGTCAGTTGACAAACGCACGAACACCGGATACGAAACTACGTACCCATTTCGTAGCTTTGCATCATTGCCCTTCTTGCTAGTTATCGCAGTAATTGCTTTTGAATCAATCACAATCGTTCCCCCAGGTAACGTTGGTGTGCAAGTTACTCTAGGTAAAACTAACTTAGATAACGTATTGACTGAAGGTGTTACGTTTGTCAACCCAATCAGTTCAGTTAAGAATGTAAACGTACAGTTACAACGTGCCCAGCTTGAAAATCAAAGCGCAGGTACTAAAGATATGCAACAAGTACACACTGACATTGTTGTAAACTATCGCTTGACTCCTAACATGGTCCCAACTATCTACAAAGAGTTTGGATTGAACGTAGCAGACAAAGTACTTGCACCAGCTATCAGTGAAGTGTTCAAGACCGTGACTGGTCAGTATACAAGTGAAGAATTGATTATCAAACGTGAAGAAGTGTCTGGTAAGATTCTGGAACGTCTACAAACAAAAGTCGCACCCTTCGATATCACAGTGAGTAACATCAGCTTGGTCAACTTTGGATTTGGTAAAGCATACCAAGATGCGATTGACGCAAAGATGGTTGCTACACAAAGTAAGTTGAAAGCCGAACAAGACTTGCAACGTATTGAGGTTGAAGCTAAGTCACGTATCGCACAAGCTGAAGGTGAAGCTAAAGCTATTCAAATTCAAGCACAAGCTATTCAAAGTAACGGTGGCGCACAATATGTACAGTTGCAATGGATTGACAAGTGGGATGGTAAGATGCCCAACACAGTGGTCAACGGTGGCAAGGACATGATGCTCAATCTGGGAAAGTAATACTCAAGTAGCACAAAGAAAAGCGGTTGACAATAAACCGCTTTTCCTATATAATAGACACATATTAACACAGAGGTAACTATGAAAAAGTTTCTAGTCGCAGTAATGTTTGGTTTGATGGCAATCGCCGCACAAGCCGAAGCAACGTTTGAACAAATCGAAGGTCTCATTCAACAAAAGAACTATGCCGCAGCCGCATCAGGTCTTGAGGTGATTATTCAGAATCATCCAAAGAGTTCCAAAGCATTCTACGCAATGGCGCAAGCACAAGCAGGTCTAGGCAATCTAGAAAAAGCAAACAAAGCCCTGACAATCGCAACAGGTCTTAACCCAACACTTGACTTTGCTCCTGAAGGTTCAGTGCAAAAACTGAAACAAGCAATTACCCCGCAAGTAGCAAAGATTGAATCCATTGAGGAAAGTCATACTGTACGCAACATTATCTTGGTACTGTTTGTGTTTGCAGTTGGTGGCATTATCTATACCGTGTATCGTAAGAATAAAGAAGCTGACGAAAAATACGAAGCCGAACTCAAAGCAATCGAGGAAAAAGCTCGTGCAGACCGTGAAGCTGAACGTAAGCGTCAACACATGGATATGCTTGCCAAGCAAGATGCAGAACGTAAGGCTGAATTGGCGGCAGAGGCTGCATTGAAGTCACATAAGAATTATGGTCACGAACGTTTCGACCCAGAGAATCCTGACAAGTTGAAAACAGTTAAGCGTGTGAAAGAAGAAGCCGCAGAAAAGCAACGACTCTTCCTTGAAGCAGAAGAACGCCGTGAACGACTGGCTGCTCAAGCTCGTGCAGATGCCGCAGAAGCAAGCGCACGAATGTATCGTACATCAGCAAACACTTTCAGTCAGCCTGCCCCGACTGTTGTGCATACTAGCTCAAGTGGCACTGATATGTTGACTGGTGTGTTGATTGGTAACATGTTGAGTGGTTCGCATCACGATACTACCCGAGTTGTGGAACGTGAACGTATTGTTGAACGTGAAGTGCCCGCAAGTTCTAGTTCACGCTCCAGCTCATGGGATGACGCACCAAGCACCCCATCGCGTAGCTCAAGCTGGGATGACACACCAAGCAAGTCCTCAAGCTCAAGCTGGTCGGATAGCTCTAGTTCATCTTCTAGCTCGTCAAGCTGGTCGGATAGCTCTAGTTCATCTAGCTCTAGTGATTCAAGTTCTTCATCAAGCTGGGATTAATTATGTTTTTTGCTGACTTTTTTATGATTACAATTACGATTACATTGTTGATTGGGCTGTTCTTCATGTTTGATGAAGTCATCCTTAAAGGTTATTTTGCAACAAAACTTCGTAAGCGTTTCGATGTGAGTAAACTAAATGATAGTAATTGAGATTCTACTAGTTCTCGGTATATTCAGTGTGATAGCAATGGCTATCTACACTGGATACAAAGCAGGCAAGTATACAAATAAGGATGAAAAATGATTGATAAATTTTTAGCATGGTGGCGTGAAAACTACTTTCAAATCACATGGTTTATTATTGGTTGGTGTTGCGCCCATGGTTTAGTTAGCATTGAACGAGGCGATGGCATCAGTGCAGTGATTGACTTTGGTCTTGCATATCTGAACTACAAAATGATGAAAGATTCAATGCAATGAGTGGTCGCGGCATCATCCAAGAAGAATCTCCCCAAGCATGTCAAATGTGCGGGATGATTGACGAAACTAGACCATACGGTCCCAATGGTGAAGAAATTTGCTTTGATTGCGGTATGAAAGACAAAGAAGCGACTGAAAAGAAAATGGGCGCTTATATCTTCGGAGAGAAGTAATGAAAGATACACTTTGGGCAGCCTTCATTGGCTTTATTGTCGCAATATGGTTGTTCAATCACCCATGGAGCGATAACACTAAGTATCGTCAAGCTATTCAAGAATGTGAACGAACACTTCCTCGTGACCAGCATTGTAAAGTAATTGGAGTACCTCATGTCCCGAAATAAGTTTAGACCACAAGACTTTGGTAAGGCTTACGTAATGAAAGAACGATTGAGGTATGGTCATAACGATAACTACAACTTCCAAACTCGAATCGAATGGTATCCAGCTGGCTACAAACTCAATAAGAAAACTATTGTTAAGCAGTTTCAAAAGTTACATTACCTAGCTTGTCACTCACCCAAACCAGTTGCTAAGAAATGGAAGTCAGCATACAATCTGTTTGAGAAGAAGTACTTTGCCTCTGGTGGTAAAGCAAGCATGAGATTCTTAAACACTTGGACCGGTCACAGTTGGTTATGAAAACAAAAGACGAAATTATCTATGAAATGTGTCTGGATTACAGACATGACTATGGCATCAGAAAACTAGAAAGTGACCCGCCCTGGACGAGTGGCTTGACTGAGCGCGATGCCAAAAGTCTTTACAAAGTAATGGAAGAACTGTATAATACAGTTTTAGAACCCCGAATGAAAGAACAAGGTCGACCCGAATGAATGATATATTAGCTGGAATTTTTAGTTGGATCAAAGATGATTACAGAACTCACCCTTTGCGCTTTTGCGTTGAGTTGTGCGCTTGGGCTATTTCTATTGGGTGTAGTATTACTATGGCACTCACTGTCCCCAACCCACCGCTTATTATGTTGTATCCTGTTTGGATCGCAGGTTGCGCTATGTACGCTTGGGCTGCTTTCACTAGGAAGAGTTTTGGAATGTTGGCAAACTACATCTTGCTAACAACCATTGATAGTATTGGTTTAATTCGTATGTTAACTGGAGCTTAAAATGTCAGAGAAAAAAGAATGGGTCTTGGTAGAAGCTGTATCTCAGTTTCGTATGCGCTATATGGTCGAAGTGCCTGAAGGCAAAAAAGAATGGGCGCTTGATACTGTAGTTATGAACGAAGCAAAAGAATTCAGTCAAGTGCATCTCGGTGAAACGATTGTGTCGCACCGAGTTGTTTCTAAGAAAGAAGCACTTGCAATCTGTGATGAAGACAATCACTACTGTAAGAGTTGGACTAAAGCTAAGAAAGAATCTGCCTTCTTCACTCATGAGGGTGAAAAGGTTGAGTTGTGAAAATTATCACAAACAAAGATGGGGAAGTCAATCTTCCATATGACCCTGAATTACTTGAGTGGTTACAAATCACTTACCCCTTTTCAAAATATCACGTACTGGAATTATAATGATTAACTTCACTGACCCTAATAACTTAAAAAACATTGATGATATCACAGAAGCCAACCTACATGCTTGGCTCAAGAGCATGTTACAAATGGGTCCAGCAACAATCACATTCACTAAGGTAGATGGGTCTGAGCGTGTGATGAAGTGTACCTTAGAAGCAAAAGATTTGCCACCGGCAGTCCCATTAGCAGAGGGTAAGACGCCTCGTAAGGAAACTGTAAGTACAAAGGCATTGCGTGTCTTTGACTTAGAAAAGAAAGAATGGCGTAGTTTTACTACCAAAAACGTCAAACGAATTGAGTTAACTATCGGTTGACACTAAATAGAGTTCATGCTATAATTTCGTTATGAAAAAAGAACTACTATCCTTCACTGTTAAACAGCCCAAACATCGGGTCCATCGTGTTCTATTCTGTGAGGACACGCCGTTCAAACCCAAGGTGGTAGAGTCCAAAAAGGGCAAGTACAATCGTCAACCAAAACATCGCAATCGAGGACTTGACAATTAATCATTTTGGGTGTATAATTCATATATTGATTCAAAGGAATGTATGAAATACACACTCATTGCACGTAACGGTAAAGTATTCACTTTCTTTCTCAAGGCTGTCGCTGATACATTCCAGCAAGCATATGGCGGCACAATCATCACAAACGACATTCTTACAAAGGAAATCAAAAATGAAACTTTCGCTTAAACTAAAAGCATTACTTTTCACATTCGGCATACTTGGCTTGGCATTCGCTGGTGTGGGAGCAATCGTATTTGTCCTACATACAGTGTCGGCAGAGGTTATTATAGATGCATTCATGTTTGGATTCATTAGTTGGTTAGTATACATTTTGTATTGTGTCACCCTCAATCGCCTTGAGTACCAAGAAACCTTGAAAAAAATCAACGAAAAGGATTGACAATTAATCATTTTGGTTGTATAATAGAATCTTAGACAGCAACAAACAGGAGTTTGAAAATGACAGTTTCATCAGTAGCCCAAGTCAACGCCGCTATCATCGCTGGTAACTTTACTAACGAACAACTGAATGCAATCGGTGACGCAATTCGTTTTGCTCGTGCCCAAATTGCATCTACTGTAAAGTGTACGCTAGTCAAAGGTTCTAAAGTCAAGTTCACAGGTCGTCAAGGTATGACTGTTCTAGGTACTGTTGAGAAGGTCAATCGTAAATTCATTCTCGTGCGTGAAGACAAGCCCGGCGTACAAATCGGCGGTGTCTGGCGCGTTCCGGCTAACATGTTGTCGGCGGCATAATGAAAGAAACATTAATGACAATGGGGATGGGAGCGTTAATTGCCTTAGTAGCACTAGCGGCTCTTATTGACCTCTCCCCTACTAGTGACAAAAACATCATAAAAAATGCTATCGAGGAATGTGAAAAATCACTCCCACGAGACCAGCATTGTAAAATCATCGCTTTACCTATTGATAAGGATTAATCATGGAAAAACTTTTCGCAGTTCTCGTTGGACTCGTATCCCTCTTGTTCATCAGCTTCCTCTTGTCTTGGCCCGTCTACATGTTGTGGAACGGTTGCTTGGTTGATGCTACAGGTGTCAAAGAAGTTACTTGGTTGCAAGCATGGGGTCTGAACATCTTGTTCGGCATCATGTTTAATGCAGGTGCTTCAAGTAAAAAGTAATGAGTAAAATGTCCGAACTATCCATCGACATTGAATTAATGTTGGAGCAGGGTTATTCTCCCATGCGAATCGCTGAGTTTCTCGAAGTGCCCGTCATTTGGGTATACGAAACCTCAGATTTGATGGAACCAGAAACTAATACTGAAGTATTCAATCCTTTTGAAACGATTAATTCGTAAAAAGGTTGACAAATAATGGTTTTGGTTGTATAATAGATACTTAGACAGCAAAACACAGGAAGTAAAAAATGGATATAGTTGACATTGTTGCAGTGACTTTTGGCGTAATCTACATTGGCTACATGGTGTACCAAGCTATGTATGAGCGCAACGCCCAAGTCCAAGCTAAAATTGATGCAGAAATCGACCGTCTACACCAATAAAAAGGTTGACAATTAATCGTTTTGGGCATATAATAGATACTTAGACAGCAACAAAGAGGACTTAGAAAATGGCTTACTTCAATCAAGAACGCAAATCTGAACGTGCCCCAGCTATCAAAGCTATCCTGAAAAAGTACGGTGTCAAGGGTTCTCTTGCTGTACGCAATCACAGTACTTTTGTTCTGAATGTTAAGTCAGGTTCGATTGACTTTATTGAAAATTATATCGGTACAAACGGATCTAAACATTACAACGTAATGTCTCAAGACCAAATTGAGTACGTCCGCAATAACAAATCGTTGGATGTGAATGTATACTGGTATCAGGATCACTTTTCAGGTAAAGCAAAAGAATTCTTGTCCGAAGTTCTTGCCGAAATGAACAAAGGTAATCACAACAATTCAGACATCCAAACTGACTACTTTGATGTGGGTTGGTATGTTGATGTGAACATCGGTCAGTGGAACAAACCATATATCTTAGCTTAAGGAGCAAATCATGCGTCAATATCGTATCCGAGTTTTCATCAGTGAATCGCAATACCAAGATATCATTCTCTCAGGTGATACTGGATGGATTGCAGAGAGTTTGGGCAAAGGAATGAGCCCAATTGGTAAGGCAGTCTTTTTAAGCGAGGCGTAACTCATTTCGGGCAAAATTCTTCTTGACAGTTACTACGCCCGGTGTTATAATAGTAACTGTCAAATGACAATCTTTTAAACTAAATTTTTCTTAAGGAAAACAAATGGCTAATCAAACTTTCAAAGTCGCAGGTATCACAACTCACGGTACTAGTACAAAGGTCCGTTTTACTGATGACATGGTGCGCCGTGTCAAACAATTCTCTAAAGGTGGCGCAACTCGCATTGACCTCATTGAATTGCCGAGCGAAATGTCTAAGGTTGAGGCATTGCAATATCTAGCATCACATGCAGATTTTCAATCACCCGCAGACCAAGCAACTATTGCTGATTCATTGTCAGATAAGCAAAAAGAAGCAAAGAAAGGCACAGTCAAAGTTACTATCTCTAAGGCAAAAGCAAAGCCAAGTATGGATGCTATCAAAGCCCGTGCTAAAGCAAAAACAAAAGAAGTTACTGCCGAAGAATTGTTGGCAGTCGTGGGCGAGGCACCGCTCTAATATGAAAGTCTCCGACAAACTCGCTAAAGTAGGCGACTCTGCACAGGTCTACTTTTACGACAATGGCTTTATGGTTGAAGTGTCCGGTCGTGACGACCAAGACGATTGGAAAACTTCAAAAATTATGTGCAACACTATTGAGGAAGTCGCTGACATTCTCAAGGATGCGACTACACTACCGCGGGAATAAATGCAAGACTACAACCAACTAACTGAGTACATTGGGTATCGTCATCGATTCGATCCTTCTGATAAAGAAGACCTCAAAGAGTTGGCGTACTATCAAAAGCATGGTAGGTGGAAAACAACTTGTCCGTTCTTACTAGAATGGCCGCATAAGGATATAGTTACAATGTGTCAAGTGTACTATACCGAATACATGCTACGAAGTATGAAGAAATAAAAAAGCCCCTTTCGGGGCTTTTTGTTTATCCAATGCGCCAAGTACTTCCATCATAGTAAACGGGCACTCCATTCGAGCCTCCTCCGCCTACAACTGCGCCAAAGTTACCGGCTGCGGCTAAGTCACCATCAGTGATAAATGCACGTTGACCTGCAGCAGGTGTTCCTTGATTACTTAGTGCAGAAAAGGTAGTTCCTATTGTGGCTACAAATTTTGCACTAACAGTAGCAGGAGACATTATAATATTGTCATCGGCTGTCTGAATGTTCGGCATGATTGTAATGTTGCCATTAGTTCTCTGAATTATACCTTGACTGTCCATTTTCATGGTGTCATCTAGAGCGATAGTTGCAGAACCAAAACCACCTAGATAAATCTTACGATATGCATTAAACATTACGTCAAACGTAGATATCGTAACATCGGCATTGTGTGAAGAAATTTTATTAGTTATTAATTGACCGTTCAACGCTGTTTTAAGAACTTGACCTGATACTAACTTAGCAGAAACTAACCCACCATCATTAAGCGTTATATTGCTGATAGATATAACTGCTAGTGTTCCACTCGGTACACCACTAATAGTACCTACAGTAATAGTCCATATACCCGCCCCGTACATCGTCTGTTCTACCCAGTCACCTGACGGAGTCACTGGTAATATACTGTAACCACCTGGGTCAACTCCAAACTGAACACCGTTTGATATTGCAGATTTGACTTGAGCGAAACCGATGGGGTCTTTCCAGAACCTTTCATTGATAATGATATTTGTTCCGTCATAATATAGACCAGACTGCATCCACTCACCTGTTGTATTTGTAAATGCACCTGAATAGCTTGAGTAACTTACGTTTCCGGTAATATTGCTTGCAGTAATCGTAGATGTAACATTACCGCCAGCGTTGATGTTGCCGATTACGCCCATGCCACCTGCAACTCTTACAGCACCGGTAATGTAACTAGTAGATGTGTTTGTGTTTGTGATAGTTAATTGTTGTGATGCATCAAAACTACTACCACCGCCACTTGAAGCAGAGATCCATGACAAGTTACCAGTCCCATCAGTGGACAATACTTGTCCTGAAGTGCCGCCTGTAATATACACGTTGCCGACGTTTCCTAGTTGTGACTGCCCGTATACGTATAATGCTGTACTAGCTTTGACATACTGACCGTCAACATAGCTACTGCTTGTAATATTACCGGTCGCTTCAACTCTACCATTTACAGTAATGTCTTTACTAGTGATATACCCACCACCTGAAATAACAGCATTGCTACCAAAGTTAAAATAATCTCCTCTGAAGGAAACATTACCAGCAATATTGCCAGCAAATCGTACATCACTGAATGCTAGAAAATTAACATCACCTGAAATGTTAGCACCGCTGGACAACGTGAGATTCCTAGCACCTAGCATACCAGTTTGAGTTACAGTTAAGTTACCACCGCCTACATTGATGCCACCTGTAGCTAATGCTAAGTTGCCACCGACATTTACGTTACCTTCTACACCGACCCCGCCACCAACAGTCAACGCACCCGTTGTAGTTGTTGTAGAAACGGTTGTGTTAGAAATTGCGATTATATTTGCACCGTCAAATCCCGGTGAACTTGCAGGAACATTAGACCACTGCATTGTTCCTGAACCATCAGTGGTCAGGAATTGATTCACGTTGCCCCATGTGTTCGGTAGATTCCAGAACATGAATGCATTGCCACCCGGGGTTCCATTTGCATATAGTCCGGCACCGGCTAAAATAGTATCTGGTGGTTGCAACGCTGTAAATTTGGTATTACTTGTTTGAGTATTGAATAATAATGAAGCAGTATTGGTCAACACAAACGCATTACTAGCAGTGATATCAGACGTAGTAATAGTACTGTTCCCTAACACAACGTTTGCAGTTGCATTGCCTACAGTAAGGCTAGATAGTCTACCCACGCTCGTGATGTTAGGTTGTGCATTAGCAACGATAGAGTTTGCGTATTGAGAATACAAGTTAGTTACCATAGTAGTACTGGTAACAGTAAACGGTGTTGTGCCTGTGGCAACGTTTGATATAAATCTCGATGCGGTCACAGTTCCTGAAGTGCTCAAGTTACCGACGTTTGCGTTTGCAGTAACAGATAGTTGCTGTGATGTTAATAGACCGGTGTTTTTATTGAACGTAAGGTTTGCATGTCCGGCTAATTGCGGAGCTCCGTTACTTGCAGGGTCATTGAATTGAATCTGCGTGTTTGTACCTGCAGCAGGAGGAATTCTCCAGTTCATTGTTCCTGCGCCGTCAGTACCTAATACTTGTGAGTTTGATCCCAACGTATTCGGTAACATGAAAACTAATCCAGCTACTGCTGTGTTAACAGGTGGAATTAATGAAACGTAGTTTCCTGAGTTATTTTGTGTTTTAAATGTTAGTGACCCGGGGCTTGGACCGCCACCGATAGTCAAGTCTGTTTGCACGTTAGAGAATGTAGAAACTAACTTGTACGTATTCACGTTACCGGATACGTTTGCGTTTCCGCTCAGTATCAAATTATTAGATGATAAGTTTACTGGAAGCTCTACGTTGATAGTGCCTGATGAGGTCACTGTTCCGTCAGTAACTGACAACGTATTACTAGTTAATCCTATTTGTGTGACAGTACCGGAAGTTACTTGTAGTGCAGATACTGTTATATCCCCATTGGATCCGGATAGTCTAATACCAGTACCCGCTTGTAAGCTAGTGACACCTGTATTGATAACATCAATTGCACCCGAATCAACAATCGGACCACCGGTAACTGCAATACCTTTTCCAGGATTAATACCTACGCTGGTCACAGTACCTACACCTACACCGTTCGCAATGGCTGTAACTCTACCGAACTCGTCTACTGTTACGTTTGGTGCAATGTAAGACCCGGTTGCAAAACTGCTGCTAGTGGGCACTCGGGGTAAATCGACAGTGAATGTACCTGAGCTAACTACATTACTACCAGAAACGCCACCTACATTTAACGTTGAAGACGTTAGTCCAACTCGTGTAACTCCAGTCTGACCTTGAGCAGCGGTTGAAATAGTTACATTACCGTTTGCACTAGAGATAGTGACTCCGGTTCCTGCTGTAATTTTAGTTACCCCAGTGTTGTTGATATCGACAACGCCGTTGCTTGCATTCGCTGATACTTGAATACCTTCTCCGGCTCTAAACGTAGTTAGAGTGCTAGAGGCATTGAATAATGTTGTGAAGTTGTTTTGAATGGTGTGAAATGCTTCATACAAGTTGTCGCTTCCTGCAACTTGATTTTCTGCACCAATATTAATATTTGCTTGTCCTGGAATAGCCATTTTTGATAATCCTTATTAAGTATTTATCAGAGATTCTTTCCCCAACGGGTGTTGATATGGCTCCAATTCATAATCTTCCAGATATTCTCTAAATAGGCTTTCTTATCAGCTTGGTAGTCGAGAGCCCAGGCATGCTCCCACCAGTCAACTAAGATAAGAATGTCATCACGTACCTCGTGATTTTCTATGGTCTTTATGTCACCACTGAACGATAGATAAATCCAGCCTGAGCCCTGGATCTTCATTGCTTCAGTTTTGAATACTTCTTTGAAATCTCTCCACCAACCATACTTGCGTTTGATTAGATTGAGTACAGGACCGTTGGGTGTACCACTTTCTTGTGGCTTTTGAAATTGTTGAAAGTAGATATTATGCAAAAAGGCGCCTGCATAATTAAAGTCACTGTCACCCTCACCGCTATTGTAGCGTTTCACATAGCCGTGGGCTAAATCACCATAGTGATAATCCATAGTGGCTTTACTTAGAACTGGGCTTAAATCGGTGTTGGAATAAGATAGAGGTTCTATCTCTATTTTCTTTTTACGGGATTCTTCTATTTTCTCTACAATATCGTACATCGTAGAGTATTTAGTTATCGTCTACGTGTGATTCGACCTTTTGTCATATCGTAGGGACTAAATTCTACTTCTACTGTGTCCCCTAGTAGAATTTTGATGGTGTGCTGTCTCATTTTACCGGACAGATATCCCATTACTGTTATCCCGTTTTGCAGGGTGATTCTGAACTTGGTGTCGGGTAATACTTCAATTACCTTACCATCCATTTTCAGTCCTTCTTCTTTCGCCATTTAGTTCACTTTCTCCTTAATTGTAGTATGCAAGAGTTTGGGCTTGTAGTTTGACCCACATAAACTCTTTCATTAGTTTTTCGTTCTTGGTAACATAACCATACACGTTTGTCATGTCTCGTCTATTTTTAACTATCTTTACTCCGCCCCTAGGACCCTGTATCCATACTCTATCACTGTATGAAATACAACGTAATATTTTTGTATGGTACTCTCGTCTATAGGGTATGCTAGTCACACCCTTAGTGAATTCAGGGGTGTAATTCCCTGCTATTTCACAGTAATATATACCATTATCCACGGCGCATCTTTGAAATATCAACAGCTTCTTGCTGGGAGAAGACTGGAACAGCGTTTGACTTGTGCAGTGTTGCAATGCCTAGAATCTTGTCGCCTGTGTAGACCTTGTGTACGGATGAAGTTGAATGACCTTCTGTTACACGACTAGGGATATGCGTAGAAGTGGAACGTCCAACTGGTGCACTTAGTTTGTAAGTGAGTGGCTCGGCTCTCATTGCTCTGCTACGTTTCTTTTCTTCCAGGTCAACTTCCCACTTCTTTTGCAACTCTTTCCAGGATGCATCAAGCTCACGGGCTTTGCGAGCCTCGTCAGCATTGCGAAATTTAACTTTACCTTTGCGTTTGCCACCCATTGATAGTGATGGGTGATGAAGATGCATGGTCATAGGACTTGATTCATAGTTGATTATAGTCAATTATAGTGGATTATAGAGTTATTGTCAAGTACTACTTTTTCAGTATACTCCACATCTTCTCTTTCTCTTTAATCTCTGCTTCCAGTTCCATGTATAACTTACGTAAGCCACGCAAGTTTTCCCATTTTTCTTCTAGTTCTTCGTTTGGGTGAAGAATAGCTAGTTTTTCTTCGATTTTGTCTAGTGAATCTTTAAGACTTTTACCCTGAAGTTTCAAGTCTCCGATTATGTTTACATCGTCTTCGAATTCACTTTTGCCCTTAACTTGTAATGAGTTTGGCTTTAAGTCTGTTTGACCAGACGCTGATGTGACTGCCCAGGTATTTGTGCTGTTGCCGTTTGAAACAAGATAAGCACCAGAAACTCCACCGGAGCCAGTTGTGACTGTATATGTCGGGGAAAGGTTAGATAGATTAGTATATGCCATTGTTAAACTTTGCGAACAATAATCCTACCGTCAGTGCCCACATCAAATTGAATGTCATCACCTTCTTTCCAGCCTAACTCAGTTAGTAGCTCCGGTGGCAACGGAATAATGAGGTCACCTGTGTCAGGGTCTTCTTGTGTGATTACTTCGTATCTTGCTTTTTCAGTTTTACTGGTCATATATTACTTATTTAGCTAGCCAAGGAGCGTAGATTTTTTCAAGTTCTTGAATAGTTACTCCGGTTGTTTCGTTGTCATGCTTGACAGCTATGCCACCTGCATCACTCCATGCCTTTAAGTAGGCACCAAAGTCATCTACTAAGACTTGAGGTTCACCATCTTTCATTGCGTACTCAAACTTTTTGCTAGTAAAGATTGCTGATTCACTAGTTCCAGGGTTGAACTCATCTAACCAGTCTCTTTTGCCTTGCTTACTTGCTTCTTTGTATTCACCTCGTAACGGAGCAGATAAGACAGTAAACGGGATATTATTGCTATGTAGCCAATGAATGATGTGTAATCCACCTGCTAAAGGTTTCAAATCTCGGAAAAACTGATAAACTTGCTCAGGGCTGCTCGATGCTAATTCATTGATAGCATCTTCGGGATGGGGTATTTCTTTGTAATGTGATACCCCGTGTTTATCTGCCCAAGCTCTAAAGAAGTCGGCTTGAACCCCGTCCATATCTAGATATAAGTGTGGCTTTTGTATGTTCATGCTGTAATTATAACACCTTTGTGGTAATATAGCTATACTTTAGTTTACCGAAATCAACTAAATAATAATACGAATTGCCATAACTTAATAAGAATAACAAAGGGAGTCAATGGATCCGTTAACGCTGTTTGCGCTTGCCAACGGGGCTGTATCTGCTGTAAAAGCTGGGTGTAAGCTCTATAAGGACATCAAGGGTGCTGCTGGAGAAGTAAAGGACGTCATCAAAGACCTTGATGAACAGTTTAAGAAGCTCCACCCGCCCGAAAAGCCTGCCACAGTAGAACAACGAAACCAATTCATTAAAGAAAAAAATAGTGTAATTGAGCTAAACAAGAAAGCCAATGAAGGGCAGCACACAGGCGTATATCAAGAGATTGGTGAGCATTTGGGTGCATACTATGATAACTTCCATAAGTGTTTAGCTATCATGGAAGAAGAAGAACTACGTGCTGAGACAGAGGTTTATGACGGAGATGCTAGTCTAGGTAAACGTGCTTTGCAACGTGTTCTAATGCGTAAGCAACTAGAACAAATGTCAGTGGACCTGCGTGAACTAATGGTATATCAATCGCCACCAGAACTTGGTGCATTGTATTCTGAAGTAGAAGCAATGATGGGTAAGATGGGAGAAACCCAGCGAAAACTCATTCAACAGAAGATGCAGAATGAGCAAGCAAGAAGCCGCAGGATCAAGAAAAGAATTCAACTACTTTGGATTGAAGCGACTTGGGGAATCGGAGCAGTAATATTAGCTGCCGGCATAGGCATATCATTCGCATTAGTAGTAGAAGACCGTATTAGGAAATACCCGCAATACGGTGAGGGTTGGATACCCAAGACAGAAGAACAACGTAGACTTGAGGCGTTGCCCAAGAAGTACATAGGAAGATAAGATGAAGATATTCAAAGAGATTGAAGAACAATACGTGTATCTTTGGTGGTGGATGCTAGAGCAAGGAATAGTTCTATCTACGTTGATAGTGAACTCCTTCTTGGTTGCCGTTTTTACTGTTGTAATGGCAGCATTTTATTTCTTAATGAAGTGGCTCAAAGGGCACTAAATATATCATAGGAGATATATATGGCTGAAGCAGCACAACAACCAAAACCACTCACACGTTCAGAACGTGAAGCACAAATCAAAGACAAAGCAGGATTAGTAATCGTTATCATGGCATTGTTCATGGCAGTAACTACATACTTTGCTAACCAGCACTCAGGTGCAGTAATGAAGAATATGTTGAAGGCAACTGACACATACGCTTTCTTCCAAGCAAAGAGTATCAAAGGCTCAATTGCTGAAGGGCAACTAGAAGATGCTAAAGCTAAAGGCGACAAAGCCCGCGTAGAAAAGCTAGAAGCTAAGATTGAGCGTTACGAAAGTGACCCAAAGTCAGGCGAAGGCAAGAAAGAGTTACTAGCAAAAGCACAAGCATTTGAAGCAGCACGTGACCAAGCAGCTAGACATTCACCATGGCTAACATTTGCTTCAATGGCATTCCAATTAGCGATTGTTCTATTGTCTGCATCTATCATTGCTGTTAATAACACAATGTACAAGGTCAGTGAAGTAGTCGCAGTCATTGGTATCATTTTACTAAGCCAAGGCATTTGGCTCTGGTTCTAAGGATTTGTCATGTCAACCCCGTTGTATCACATGGATCAGTTGATGAAACGAATCAAGAATCTGCAAGAGTTCACGATAGAACGTGAATTACCTTCTGATTTTGCATTTGACGGTCGTGTACCATATGATATGAAAATATCAAATGGTACAGCATACATTAAGGTGTATGCAGAAGATTTAGATGAAGCTAATGATAAGATAGATGATTTCTTAATCAAATAAAAATCCCCGAAAGGGGATTTTTTACCATATAATACTAACATAATGGCTCGTACTAAAGTATAAGTACATTACAGTGACGCATAAATAATGTGCGGCATTGCTCAAGGGGAACAATGAGTTGGAAAAGAAGATCCTTACGAAAGCTACACCCCCAACAAGTATTAGACTGTTTAGTTGAAGTTATCACCTGGATAATAGAGACATGGGCTATAGTGCGAGTATTGATTATATTAATACTAGCTGTGGCAACGATGCTGATGTACGTTTGGGAGCAAACCGTATCGGGGTCAAATAATGAACAAATTAAATTATATGAAAATACTTGTACTAATAACAGCGATACTATCATGCTCTGCGACAGCAGGAGAAGTCGAGATACGTGATATGTATTGTGACACGACTAAGCATATTTTTGAAACATTGAAGAATAAGTATCAAGAAATTCCTGTCATCACAGGAAAAGCCGCCGACGAAGCGGGCAGTATTATGACCATATGGACAAATCCAGCTAATGATAGCTGGAGTATTGTTGCGACTAAAGATGACACTAGTTGCATTATCGGTGTAGGGGACAAGCTAAAAGTCATCCCCTATAACAAACATAAATCAGTTTAAGTCATCATAAACGCAATAAACAGATATGTGAGTTGATGAGCCATTTGGTCTAGTCCAAGATGATTCCAAAATGCGGGAGTTGTGATATCACGATTCCCGTAATTCATTTTAGCCCAGTCAATATGGTAGTGAACAATAAAGTCGATGATGCCACATACTACAGCAAAGAAAATATAAGCAGGTGACACTACTATTGTGATTGCAAGCATAGTACCTAGACCATGTTTGGCACTATGCATAATACCTTGTCTGTCACCATAGATGCCTTTACTAGCAACCTCTTCATTTGATTGGTTAACAAAGTCAATGTACCAATGTTTAATTTGTAGTAGTACTAGAACGAGTAAGATAGATTCCATTTTATTTCCTTTTTGGGATATAGTCAATTCCCGGTTTTGGTGAGTAATCGGCAGTTAAGTTGGTTCGAATTTCATCCCCATACTTTAACATGATGTAGCTTGATAATTTATTATCGTAGTCTTGTATACCTAGTCTGAGGTGACCTTTCCAAGTAATCACTGTGTAGATTTTACTTTTGATTGAAACATCCTTTAGGATATCGTCAAAATTGCTCGACTCACGTTGAAATATATAATGCTTCATGTTTTCCAGAGTGTGAACGCAACCGCATCTTTATCTTCTTTAAAGAAGAAGTGATAGATACCTGCTTCTCTGCCTGCTGACTCAATTATATCGTAGTTCCAATTATTTGTACAGTTCTTTTCTACCCATTTTAGTAACGGGGTAAGTTCACCGTATGATAAGTCTACTTCAATCTTGTGCCACGTATCTTGTAACATCGACACCACCTTTAGATAAAAAGTCGATACCTTGTGTATCGCGGTATTCTTCTTTGTAGAACACCGACTTGATGCCAGATTGAAAAATCATCTTAGCACAATGAATGCAAGGAGCAGTTGTTACGAATAAAGTAGCATCTTCACTTGATTCAGTTGAACCGGACACTTTTGCGATAGCATTACTTTCTGCATGAAGTACTTCATCCTTAGTGACTAGACGGTACCGAGCATTATATTTGTATTCTTCGCCTGAATCAGTAATCTTAGTGACTTCTTCTTTAAAGGGCCAACGCTCATAAATTTCATCAGCAGTTAACCAGCCGCCTGCGTCAGCACTCATGTAGTCTTTGTATTCACATTCGTTATCCCATCCTGTGGGCATACCGTTGTAGCCATAGCTGAGAATTCGATTGTCTTTGACAATGACTGCTCCTACTTGTCTACGAATAGCGTGACTGAGTTTACCAGTACGCTGTGCTACATCCATGTAGTAGTCGATATATTTTTGTTTCATGTAACGTATTTGCAATATCTAATATGCTTGATAACATCTTGGTCATCACTAAACATACTTAGTGCTCTGTCTCGGATGTTAAACTTTTCTGCGAAAATCTCACCTAGCTTCCTACCCTTGAGTCTTTCAAATGTTGCTTCTTTTAAGAATTCTTGAAACTTTTCTTCTGAGATAGGTTTGAAAATATAATCTTTAAATGCTTCTTTAGATAGACTATCTATCATTTGGTCAAACACGTTCATATCAATCCCACAAGTTGCGATAGTACTTACCAAACAACTCAAGACCTTCTTGGATACGTTCTTCGTGCAACCGATGTCCAACACTGTCGTACCAGTGTTCGTCAGGATTCTTATCTACCATTTGATAAGTAGGCTCAGGGACCCCGGTGACTGGATTAGGGTATAGCGAATCTGTTTCTACCCAATCATATTTTGCCTTACCGTGATGATATTGTTGTTCCCACTCGTCATCGATTATTTGACTAAACGCCCAAATCATTTTATCAAGTGTGTCATCCCATCGTTTTGCCGCAATATCCCAAGATGCTTGATGTGTCTCTTTGTAAAAGTCAAAACTATCTTGAGAAGCATAATCTTCGCCACCAACATCATCTACAAATACTCCGGGAACACCGTGCTTAGTGTCTTTAAGTTGTAGCAACATTGGATAGATAATATGTGCAAGAGTATTATCCATACTCCAAGTATCAAAGCGGTCAATGTTGACTTTAACTTTTTGCGGAGTGTACTTAGGAAACTTGCCGATATTTACTTTCATGCGAGTGTGACTTCCTTTGATTCACCGTTTTCAAACGAGAACACCTTAGTACCATGTTTGACCACTGCATATTCAATATGCTTAAACTCGTTTGCTACTTTTGCAAGTTCTTGCACTGTTTTGCCTTGACAAATAAATGTGTCAGTGTCTATATCAAATAGGTACAATACATCACCGTGAGCTTCGACCTTAAGTTTGTCTACACTAATAGTGTCCTCATCCTGCTTCTTAATCTCTTTGATAATATCGATTCCTGCATCATCAGCTAGGTCTTTAATGAGGACAACAAATTTATAGTAGGCATGTAGCTTACCAATGCCAAAGCCTAAGCAGAAAACAAGCAAAAGTGTAAAGAATTCCATGATATTATTTATTGATAGTTAAGTTAGACCATTGTTTGAGTTTTTCGAACTTCTTCATTTTTGCTTCTAGCAACGATTGGTCATCGATACCAACTTGCAAGTCAACGAGCAATTCAATCATTGCTTGGACATCGCCAAGCTCTTCCGTAAGTCGTTGTAAATTCGTGTAGTCTGTGTTTGGAACAAGTTGGTCAGGACCGAATCTAAAACACTTGGAAATAACTTGTGCCGCTTCGATAAGTTCCTCTTGTAGGATAATGAGAGTTTCACGTAAGTCTTCGTTCATTTAAAGAATCCTGTTTTACCATTAAGTTTACTGGTCACCTCTTCTAATGATTCTGATACTTCCCATGTGCCATGTGGTGGACAAAATACAAAAGTGATATCTTCTGTTACGGTAGTGTTCTCGTCTAGCTGACGTTCAACTTTGTCGGTATTAATTGTAACGATACAGTTACTATTGATAGAGACGGGTTTGCCTTTGTGTGCCGGCGTAGCATTTGTGAGTGTAATAAACATTTAGTCTTTCTTTTGTTTTTGTGTTAGGTAGTCTTGCCATTGCACCCAGAAGCTGCCAAGTAAGAATCCCCATTCACGTTGTTGCTTGCCCATAAAGAACAAGGTAGTAGCTGGACCCACTGACTCGTCTAACTCAAGCCAATGATATTCGTTTGCACTACGTTTGATAATAGAACCGGGTCCTCGCCATGTTTGAAACTCGGCGATACGTTTGCCTTGATTGTTGAATACAGGAGTGTGTTCCCAGTAACCGCCCTTGAGTACGATTGTCATGTAACCCCAAGGATGGTCGTGCATGATAGGGTCATCACTTTTCACAATTTTATGCAATGTTACATTGAAGGGGAACTTCACGCGATCCTTGAGAAACAGATAGTAGCGGTGCATATAGTCTTCACCTGTTCGTCTATCTGGAATCAAACGATAGCGACCTAGCTTGACCATCAAATTATGCAAAAAACTCATTAGTACTCCTATCTGTTTCGATAATGTATTATAACACAGATTCCAATTAAAGAATGCAAAAAAGGGCAACTATGTGCCCTTTTTATTTGTAACACTTATGTATTACTGTGCTTGTGATGCCAAAGCACGATAGCCTGCGGCGATAACTGCGCGGCTAGGTGTACCCAAGCGGTACTTGGTAACAGCACGACCTTTAGAGTCTTTTGCAGGGTTACCGTAAATGCTATAACCACCGTTCAAACGCAAAGAGCTAACGGTTGCTGTTGGATTAGCAATGCCGAAACGTGCTTTGATTTGAGCCGCTGTCAATTTTTCACCTGTCTTCAATGCCTCTACTAGGCGTTCGCTTTTTGTTAATGTTGTCATTTGTTTTTCCTTTAAATATTTCGTTGTCTTGCAACGTACACAAATTATACGATACTTTCTACTTCTGTGCAAGAAGTATTGGACACCTTGTTTCAATTTAGATATCCAAAAACTGTAGCTTGAACACATCAGCTTGTGGATCGTGACCACCGTAACCGCGAGGGTTACAGACAATGCGTGTCTCACCGATGTTGTAATCAAATGGGTCGTGCATGTGCCCGTGCGTCCACAATTTGATTTGAGGATGGTCAAGAATGAACTCACTAAGGTCCGAACTATAACCACCGTTCATCAAAGAATGCTCGGGTGCAAGGTAACGTTCATGCGTACTCATTTTACTTGGTGCATGGTGACCAACGACCGCAATCTTCTCGTCTTTACGGTCACCGATAACAGTTGTGTAGTAGTTGAGAGTTTGTTGATGACGCCACATTGTATGCGCAGGACGCAACTTTGTGTAACCCTTTTCATCGTTTCGGATGATGCGGAAGTCGTTCATCATGTCAGTCAATGCGTGAAGTGTCAACGGGTCACCCTTATTGCAGTCAGTCCATAATGTCGCACCGACAAAGGTTACGTCATTGATAACTTTCATATCACGCTCTAAGTAGTACACGTTGGGATACCGTGCAGCCTCATTGCGAAGGTCTTGGATAGAGCCTACCCACTTGCCGTGATAGAACTCGTGATTACCAGCAACGTAAACAACGTGAGGGAACTCTTTGCTCACACGTTCCATGAAAGCACGATATCGTTGAGCCATCAATGCGTTATGCCCTAGCTTTTGATACGGCTCGTATGGACTAGTCACAGTAGGTGGCTCGTGATTGTGCAAGCTATCGGCAACCATAATGTCGCCAGATAGGATCAATACCTCAGCACCTTCGGTGTTGAATAGTTCAATGTCTTTAAATTCTAAGTGCAGGTCACTGCATAGTGCGATTTTCATAGTATGATTATATCACAGTTATGGTTAAATGTCAATCACTTCATTATTAATTCTTTGAGTTTATTAGCAGTGATGATTTCGTGAATACCCTTCACTTCTCTAATAACCATCTCCAATTCAACTACTTCCCACTCTGCTATACGATTGCGATGACTTTTAGAATTTCTATTATAACCACTATCAGAATTCATAACACCAGTTATGAATGTGCGTAGTTGCCCTAGTGATTGAAAGATGCGACCAGTCTTGTCGTAGCTTTGGTAGTAGGGAGTGCCCTTAACAAATAGTTCAGGGTCGTTTTTGCTTCTAATCTTATAAAAAATCATTTAAATTTTAACTCCAGCATTACGTACAATTTTTCATTCACATCAAAATAGTTAGGGTAGTTTGCAGTTATCTCAACGTACCAGTTTTTATTCTGACTTCTAATCCATTTAGAAATAATAGGGCTACTTGTCCTAACAGTATACCACTGTTCATCATCAACTAACTCGCTACTAACTGTTGCAAATTTAGTCACCTTGGCTTCTTCTTCAAAGAGGTGTTGCATGATTGTACTCTTACCTGTTTGTCTAGCCATCATAACTATAACCTCTCCGGGTTTAAATCCACCTGATTCAATGTCAATAAATGTTTTCATACCCATTTCAATGCAAACACCGTTGCGTCTTTATGACTACTGAACTTGAATTCAGCATGGTCCCAATCACTGCTAATTCTCCAACTGTCTTTACAATGTTTCTTGCACCACTTAGTAGCTTTACTAACCTTCTCGTCATATTTGAAATACTGTTCTTGCCCAACAGTGCGAAGGATGATACTATGAGGGTGCTCACGTTTTGTTTTGCGTCTTTGTGCTGAATTCATTATACACCTGTCAGAGGATCGGGACAAACCCAGTCACTTGGGATATCTGCTTCAGTGACCGGGGGAGTCAACCCTTTACCACCGAGACTGCGCCAAACATACATTTTTTCTTGGTTCTGTTTCATTATCCAAGTATCACGGCAGTGTTTTTCCCAGATAACAGGGAAGTCACTTGCCCACAATGTCAAGTCATAGCTTAGTGATGTATCGCCACCGCCACCACTACCAGTACAGATAGGAGTGTGGTCAAAGTATGCACTACCAAATGTAGTAGAACTTGTCACTGAGTAAATGATACGACCTCGCCAGCCTGGGTAGCCAATTGGTTTATCTTTATTGTGCTCACTTCGGCGGTCAAAATTACTCACACCCTTGCGAGGACACTTGTGACTATTGCTAGTTAACACATTGAACCCATCTACCCTCAGAGTTAATCCGAGCAGGTTGTCATCTTTTGCACCAAAGCGTCTACCATGGGATCTTTCTTGTGCGTTCATGCGAAAGAACACCCAGTTGTCCTTGATGAATTGTTCCAACTCAGTGAACGAGCCAATCTGACCCATCTTGTCAAGGAATACTTCACGATTAGCAAGGTGTTGAATGCGCTTTTTTTCTGCACGGCGCTTGGTTGCTAGTTTACGCAGGTGCTTAGTGTAGTCCACTTTGAACTCAAACACTTTACCGTCTTCGTCACTTTTGTACGCTTGAATGATACTCATGTTTTGTACAACCTTCTTCTTTCAATTCTTTGAATGAGGGTTTGATATTGCCGCACTTGGTGCAACGATACATCGGTGCCTCAGTTATCTTTGCTTGACCATTTGGTCTTGGTTCACCAGTAAATGTTCTTATAATTTCAATCATGCTTTCAATTCCGTTACGTGCTTGCACACGTGACGAAATGCGAATCCAGGACACGTGCAAGAGTATTTACTACCAATCTTTGTGATGTGATACTCTTTACCGTTCGAACCTTGCACAATGATAGCAGCTTTTGGAACGAATGATTCTGACTTAGTGAAGTACACTGAATCGGGCTCACCCTTCATTTTCTTTAACTCTACAAACTTACGACCCTTGCCGTAGAAACTGATTGGCTGCTTGAACTTGAAGAGGTCAGTAGTACCATGTTTGATGTAGCCTACCATTTTAGACTTGTCATCATTCAAATAGTACGTATGATTCTTAGCAGTCGTGCTGCCCCAATCAGTGACCTCTTCAAAGTATTTCATTAAGCACCAACCATTTCTTCTGCAAGTGCTTCTGACAAAACTTTCCACTCAGCACCTTCAGAAACGTACCACACGTTGTCCTTCATCACGTAGAAATATTCTGCGTCAATACCTGCGAACAACTCTTGGTCGTTGAAGAATGTTTTGAACTCGACACCGGTCTCGTCACGGTCACGCTTGTAGAAACGACATTGTTTTGCAATGTTGTCAGTATCATAGACCATGCGGTCGTTGAAGTCAATCTTCTCACCAATCTCTTTACCCAACATAGACATATCGCCCATAGCGACCAGCATGTTAGCTTTGGTGCTGTCATAATGCTCAAGCAACACTTTACCCACGTAAGACAGATAACCATCTGAATGTGAGTAGATAGCTTTGCAGTTGTTACCATGCATGATACCGATTGCTGAACGTGTTGACATTTTGACTTCCTTTTGACTGTTTAAGATTCTATTATATACCCAAAATGATTATTTGTCAAGCCATTTGTTTCAGCGACTTTTCGGCATTACGCTTGGCGATGTACTCTGCAACACGGATTTTGTGTTCTAACCAACCAGTAAATGATTGGCCGCCCATACCGTTAGCCCGCATTTCGCAGTCTACTTCTTGGTAAGACTCATACATTTCGATGCGCTCTTTATCACTTACGAGACCTAGAGTAGTCAACAAACGATTTTGCTTTGCGTTAAACATTTCGAGCCCTTTTCTTAACTGTCTAAGTATCTATTATATGCCCAAAAGCAATTAATGTCAAGCCTTTTTTAGTAGTTGGAAGATAGAGTTTTTCAGTTCCTCAACGTCTTCATGGGGAACATAGAAGTCAGTAGTAGGATCGTAGTACTCACCTGCTTTTGGGTCATAATAAAGTACTACACCTGAGGGATAATGGAATGGGCCCTCAAGTCCTTTGCGAGGGCCCCACTTTGGGTCGTGATTGAATCGAATGTAAGACATAGAGACTCCTTGCTGTAGAAGTCTCTATTATACATCCAAATCTATTTACCGTCAACCTTTTTGTAGGTGTTCAAGTAGTCTTTCTTAATCAAGGTTTTCAACGCATCACTGATGCCACAGCGAGTGTACTGATTTTCAGGACGATTGTCAGTACGAACACCGTTCAAGTGGTCCAACTTCAACTGTCCCTTCCAATACTCTTTGAACTCCTCATCAGACAGTCTACGCTCGGCAATATCATTAGCCTGGACACGTCCAATAATAGAACACAAAGTATCACCTTTGTCAGTGACTAAACCTAAATCAGTGCAGTGCTGGCAATAATCTTTCTTGCTTGCTTGATTTTGTGAACCGGGATTATACCCCATGTGAAAGTGAGGCTTTGTCATTTTAGAAACATTAGATTTTGTAGGAACATGAGTTTTAATAATGTTCAAATACAAATCTAAACCCTCTGCAGGAGTGTGCATGTGTTGTTTAAACTCACTGTATGCAGACTTCAGCAGATGTGCATACTTGGGAACAACAATATTCACGGTATTCGAGAACACTACGTACCTTGCCAACAATTCTTTTTGTTGCATCGATACATCGAGTTCTGCAATCTCAACTGCTTTTGTATTATGTTCATATACACCATGCACTAAACGTTTTGCTCGTGCCATTGTTTGTAGTTGCATCAAGTGAACATTTTTTGCACTCGGGTGACCCAAGAAAGATACTTGCTTCAATCGCGGGATATCCCAACCCATGTTACCTTGCATGATTACCCCAAGTGTAAGTGGGTTTTGTGCCACACTTGAACTATTCGCACGATTGATAATGTCGTTGGCAGTATAGTGGTAGTTAACACCACCTTTATTTGGGTGAAACGATTTTTGGTCACTTGTCACAATACCGGAGTCAGCGCCAATGTCAGATGAATAGTCCAAGAAGTCTTTCTTTTGACCTTTGCGGACACGACTCATCGGATCATGCTCTAACGGAATTGATGTAGTAGCGTCACAGCGACCGAACTTAAAGAATGAACCTGGCATCAATTTTGAAATACCAATGGCTTCAGCTTTTACCCATGTGTCTTGGTCGATGTCCTTGAAGAATTGCAAAGTCTTTGATACTGTTAGTTCGTATTGAAGTTTTGCTAATTCGTAAGTGTTACTAACATCTTGGACAATGTATGCTGAATTTACCAGTGGCTCGATAGGTAATGTTTCAGCAAAGACGCTAGTATTCTTGCTTTCAGGCATGCGATCCAAAGTCTTAAACACGGATGCACCTAACACCGTGCCACCACGTTGACTCTTGGTAGCAGTACCGGTATAACCTATAACTCGTGATCCGGCGACAGCCATACCGTAAATAGTAGGTAGCCACTTAGGGTCAAAGTTTTTATTATTGCGCCCTTGGTCCTCGAAAATCGTAGTAGCATTGATTGTGCCCATTCCAAAGTGAATTTCATCAACGATGATATAGTCAGGAATGCCAATGTTCTTTTGCAAGATATTGGGATTACGATATTCTTTCCACTTAAGGCCCAACCATTGAGTAGTAACAAACCAAACGTCAACTACATCATTGGAGGTTTTTTCACCAACTGCCCAAGACTTAACGATTTCGTCTTTTTGTCTAGCACGGATCTCTTTAACTGAACCGTCAGCACAGGTAATCTTCTTTCCATTCCACTCTCGAACAAATGACGAGAAAGGTCCGTCAACACAACCGCTATCGGGTGAAGTAAAGATAATGCACTTGGCATTTGGATCACGACTAATGATTGAGGCAATCGTGATTTTGGTAACGATAGTAGACTTACCTGAACCAGTGCCTGCGGGCACAATAGTGATTCTATGGTCATTCAGTTTCTCAGACTCGTCTAGGGACTGAAACACATTGTCATGCAAATATTTCTTTTGCAATGGACGCATGAATGCCAAATCAATTGACTTGGATGTTACGGGGAACTTGATTACGTTCGGTGATATGTGGCTCATTTTCAACTTACAATAGTTATTGATGTGCTTAGTATATCACCGAACACATTTATTGTCAACCGTTTCGTTTTGTCACAATCTTGTCAATCAGACCATAGTCTAACGCTTGTTGTGCTGACATGAATGTGTCACGATCCATATCCTTCTCAAACTCTGCGTAGGTCTTGCCCTTGCTATTGTGTTCAACGTAGATTTCAGTCAAACGAGTTTTCAAATATGTAATCTCTTTGTAAGAAATCTCAATGTCACTTTGCATACCACGTGCGCCACCAGAGGGCTGATGAATCATGTGTCGTGCGTTTGGGAGCATGAATCTTTTTCCAGCTGCCCCTCCCTGAGCGAGAAGACTACCCATAGAACAAGCCTGACCCATGACGATTGTTTGAACGTCGGGGGCAATAAATTGCATAGTATCATAGATGGCCATACCAGCAGTAACCGAACCACCCGGAGAGTTAATGTACATGCTAATGTCTTTAGTCGCATCTTCTGATTCCAAGAAAAGTAGTTGGGCAACAATCAAGTTTGCCATTTGGTCGTGAACTTCGCCCTCAAGCAAGATAACACGGTCACGCATCAACCGACTGTAAATGTCGTAACTGCGCTCACCTTTGGAAGTAGATTCTACTACGATTGGAACTAAACTCATTTTTTTTTGCCTTTGTTAAAAATAATTTGCGATAAATACTAAATCGGTGATATAATTATCACTTCACTAACTACATGAGAGATTGTACATGAGACACTATGAATTTGCAACTACTTTGGTTGAAGCAGCTAGCCCAATCGCTACGACTTTGACCAAACCAACAGTTGTCGCAGCACTAGCTAAAATCGGCTACGAGGAAATCAAGGATAAGGCAAGCAACAAGATTGAAGTCTTAGTTCAGATTCCCGAAGGTCAACGCAAAGATGAGTTCCGTAATCAGATTTTGGGCGAGATTCTTGCAGGTCTTCAAAAGACACTTAAAGAGTATCAACCAACTTACAGTGATAACCCTAAACTAAGCAGTTTGGGCGGCATCATCTTCCAAAACAGTCCTGTTTCTATTGTCATCAAAGATTCAGGTGGTCAGGGTGAGAAGTCTGCTGGCGTTGCTAACGAATTGGAAATGGCTAGTATTCTTCAATCAGTTGTTGACAAGTACGGCTCAGTCAACGTTACATTCAAAGACCCTCGTGGTAAGAAAATGGCTATCAAAAACTGCACAAACGTTGACGTTGCAGGACGTGACACTGCAAACCGCAAAAAAGCTGACGTTGTGTTGCGTAGTCAAAAGGGTGCGTTGCCTATCAGTATTAAGAAAGTTAATGCTGACATGTGGGAAAGTGCTGATAGCTTGTTCGGTGAGAAGGCTAAAGAAATCATCAAGAAACTTGTCAAACAAGGTGCAGTCAATCTAATCAAGATTAGCGAGACAGTAGACAAGAAGACAGGTGCGACTAATCCAGTTTACAAGTTAGACAAAGAAATCGTTGTTGAGCCTACTCCAGAAGAAGGATTATCAGCTATCTTTGGTAGCGACTTGAATCCAAAGGGCGGAGTCGTCATTCAGACATTCAAGCCTCAGCATTTCGTGCAAGAAGGCAACAATGTAACTGTTGACTGTCATGCTGTTATCACTAGCAAAGAAGACATTCCTGAAAGTCACTTGATGGTTTGGTTGATTCGTAACGACAGTACACGTAGCAATCCTCTTCCAGGATTGCGTACATTGGGTGTTACATTAGCTCGTGGTATCGGTAAGAAGGGTGACAAGGACGTTGTTCTTGTTGACGTTAACGGAAACGTTACAAGTAACCCTAACGCTAAACAGAAGGTTTCTAAGGAAGCTAAACCTGAAGTAGAACCTGAAGTAGGTAGCGAACGTGCTACACGTGCTAAACGTTAAGCCTTAAACAAATCTTGATGTTTAAACCAACGGCGCTGAGAATGCGCCGTTTTTAATGAGATATTGTGTGGCTCTAAATCTTCTCTGAATGCATAGAAGCTAGGACCGTGACTCATTAACCAATCTTTCCCATTAGCTTGTCTTTCAGGACCAAGCACATCCCATTGATATTGATGCACCATTTCGTGTGCTAGAGTAGTGATAAACCACTGTGGGCAGAACCATTTATCCATCATAATGATGTTACAGTAGCTACCAGTCATCACTGGTTTTATATGCCCCTCACACATTCCCCAGTACTTTCTACAGTTAGGACGTAGTTCTAATGTAGCTTTGTACATAGTATTTCCGAAAACCTCATAGTTTATGAGTTCATACGCATGATGTAGGAAGTACTTTGTTGGGCGAAAAGGAAGACGCTTCTGCACAGTTACACTGGGTAAAGGCAAATCCATGAGTTCCGACAAACTAAGATTAGTAAGCGCCATACTCTTATTTAAAAAAATATATGTACGTAAGTATGCGTCTAAATAGTAGTTCAAGGAGAAAAACATGTTTTCATTTCTAAAGAAGATTTTTGGTAGTAGCGAACCTGTTGCAACACCCGTTGTAGCAGAAGTTACTAAAGTTGAAGCAGTAAATGCTACCCCCGTTGTTGCAGAAGCAGCACCTAAGGCAGCACCTAAGGCACCAGCTAAGCCAAAAGCAGCACCGAAAGCGAAAGCCCCAGCTAAGGCGAAAGCCCCAGCTGCAAAGGCCCCAGCAAAGAAGCCAGCTGCTAAAAAGCCAAAAGCATAATCTAAATATGCTACTTTAAAGGGGACTTCGGTCCCTTTTTTCATAAATACATTATGATTTTTGGATTTGACATCATTAGCGACTTACACCTAGTCAGCGATTCTGAATTTGACTGGGAGGGAAAACCTACCAGTCTGTACTGCATTGTAGCCGGTAATCTATCGGATGATATCTTTACGGTCGCTAAAGCATTGCATCACTTGAGTAAATTATATCAAGGTGTATTCTTCATCGACGGGGCCCTTGAAAACAAAGACTTACAATCAAGAGAAGACACCCTCGATTCGATTGGGCACTTGACCTCGCGTATCGGGAATGCAGTATATTTACATAACAACGTAGTAGTCGTTGACGGGATAGCAATCGTGGGAATCAACGGTTGGTATAAAAATTATGAAAGTATGTCTACTGCGGATGAGTTTGATTTAAAATCTCATTTCTTTGATGATATGAGTTACTTAGAAAAAACCATTGAGCGACTACAACTACACGTAGATGTGAAGAAGATAATTATTGCATCAAACTGCGTACCTTCTAACAAATTGTACTTTGGAGAAAAGGGTACGTTAACTGATATTACCTTAGATTATGTCACTCACGCTGACACTGAGCATAAGATATCACATTGGGTTTTCGGAACACATGAAAAAATAGTTGATACCATGATAAACGGTATCAACTATTTAAATAATCCAAAGCATGATAGGGAACCCTATTATGCTAAACGAATTGAAGTGACGATTTAACCTTCACTAACTTCGATTTTGACTTGCAAGGGAAAGCCTTCACTTCTTGCATCTAACGTTACTTCAATGCCCTTTTGTTCTGCAATTTCATAGGGTAGTACTGCAACAACCGCAGAGCCGGCTTCGTGAATACTGGTTGTAATATTCTCAGAAGTCTCCATAGTATAGTTGAAGTGTTCAATTAGACTACGGACAACAAAGTCCATTGTAGTCGTGTCATCGTTCATGTAGATAACCTTATACAAAGGTGGTTCAGTTAATTTAAGATTGGGTTTGATTGTCACTTGGGTATCTGATTGTGCCATATATGTAGACCTGTTAAGAGTGCGGGGACTATCCCCGCACTATGCTCATATTATACTATTTATTGAAATTAATAGCAATACTTCTGGGCTTCTTTTCTTCCGGAACATCACGCTCTAGTAAGATGGTAAGAATGCCGTTCTTGATTGTAGCATCTTTTACCTCAACATGTTCAGCTAATCTGAAGTTTTGGGTAAAGTCTCTGCTACTCAATCCTCGATGCAAATATTCATAGTTAACGGGTTCGTTGCGGAACTGCTGACCATGGATAGTAAGGATATTGTTCTCAGTGGAGATATTAATCTCACCTTCTGCGAATCCTGCAACTGCCATTTCAATCAGAACAGTATTCTCACCTGTCTTAATGACGTTATGAGGAGGATAGTTACTTGTTGTTTGGGCAGAACTGACTCGCATCAATTCATCTATCATTGAATCAAAACCAATACCAAATTTATGAATAGAAGGAACGTCTATTGAACGTAGTGTTAAAGTGCCTCTGTTGCTCATACCGCCTCCTTAACTTCTGCATCAGTGATGTTGTCATCAGCTTTTGGCTTTGCAGCCTCTTCTGCTTCGTGCTTCTTAGCGGTGATTGGACCAATCGATTGATACAAATCAGTAGTAGCTTTTTGAATTGCTTCTACATCTTCACCTTTAAGTGCCTCTTGAATAGCGTTCAATGCTTCTTCTGCTTTGGTACGTTCTTCTTCTGTTACTTGATCCTTGTATGAATCAAAGTCTTTCTTAAACGTGTTGTACGTACCTTCAGCACCGTTACGTGCTTGTACCAATTCAACGTGTTTCTTATCTGCTTCTGCATTGTCCTCAGCATCTTTAACCATTTGCTGAATCTCTGCTTCTGTCAAACCTGAGTTAGACTTGATAGTGATTTTGTTCTCTTTACCTGTACCCTTGTCTTTAGCACTGATGTGCATGATACCGTTTGCGTCAATATCAAACGTAACTTCGATTTGAGGCATACCGCGGGGTGCTGGTGCAATACCATCTAAGTTGAACTCACCAAGTACTTTATTATATTGGAATAGTTCACGCTCACCCTGTCCTACTTTGATTGTAACAGCAGGTTGATTGTCCTGTGCTGTACTGAAAGTCTGTGAAGCCTTAGTAGGGATAGTTGTATTCTTGTTGATAACTTTTGAGAACACATTGCCCATCGTTTCGATACCCAATGATAGTGGAGTAACGTCAAGCAATAGAACGTCAGTACGGTCACCTGCTAGAACAGAACCTTGAATAGCTGCACCAGCGGCAACTGCTTCGTCTGGGTTAACATCTTTGCGAGGTGCTTTGCCAAACAATTGTTCAACAACTTCTTGCACCTTTGGCATACGTGTCATACCACCGACTAAGATAACTTCGTCAATGTCACTTGCAGTAACGCCTGCATCCTTCATCGCTTGCTTACATGGGGCAAGACTACGTTGAATCAATTCATCAACTAGTTGTTCCAACTTAGCACGATTGATTGTAACGTTCAAGTGTTTAGGACCTGATGCGTCTGCTGTAACGTATGGCAAGTTAACACTTGTGCTTTGTGAACTTGACAATTCAATCTTAGCCTTCTCTGCGGCTTCTTTCAAACGTTGCAATGCAAGAACGTCTTTAGTCAAGTCAACGCCGGACTCTTTCTTAAACTCTTCAACCAAGTAATCCATGATGCGTTGGTCGAAATCTTCACCGCCCAAGAAAGTGTCGCCGTTTGTTGATAGAACTTCAATCTGCTTATCACCATCAACGTCTGCCAACTCAATGATAGATACGTCAAACGTACCTCCACCTAAGTCATAGACTGCGACTTTACGGTCTTTCTTGTCTTGCTTGTCAACACCGTATGCTAGTGCGGCTGCTGTTGGTTCGTTGATAATACGCAATACTTCTAGACCAGCAATACGACCAGCATCTTTCGTTGCTTGACGTTGACTATCGTTAAAGTATGCTGGAACTGTGATAACTGCTTGGGTGACTTCTTCACCTAGATAGTCTTCCGCAGTCTTCTTCATCTTGCGCAATACTTCTGCTGAGATTTGCGGAGGTGCTAACTTATCTTCGTTAACTTGAACCCATGCATCACCGTTGTCATTAGCAACGATTTTGTATGGCATCAAATTAATATCTTTTTGGACAGCTTCTTCGGCGAACTTGCGACCGATTAAACGCTTGCTTGCGTATACTGTGTTCTTTGGGTTTGTTACTGCCTGACGCTTTGCGCTTGCGCCTACTAGAATTTCATCACTTGTGTAAGCAACGATAGATGGTGTTGTTCTAGCACCTTCTGAATTCTCAATAACTTTGGGGATTCCGTTTTCAATAACGGCTACGCATGAATTTGTGGTACCGAGGTCGATACCGATGACTTTGCTCATATTTTTCTCCTTTAAAAAGCAAGATTGTAACTTATAGACCAGTTAAGCATCTATAACGTATTTATATATTTTACATGATTGCGTAAAATATTTGTATATTATTGGGTTAGTATTGTTTTGGGGGTAGCTGTTGGCTACGTAGATGTTTCTTCCAACGACTTTCCGCTTGTCCCGCAGCAACTTTGCGTCTGGTCGTTGGTTTCACATATTCTTGTCGGTCACGTATCTCTTGGATAAGACCTTGCTCAAGAATTTTCTTCTTAAATTTGCGCAACGCTTTTTCAACGTTGCCGTCATGTACTTGTACTCGTCTGCCTTTTATGCTCATAGAATAGCTTGTGGGTTTATAACCTGCTCCTTATCTATATTTAGCATCTTAATTTCATTTTGGCGGTAGTATCTAGTACGATACATATGGGGCATTAGTACACGTTCAATCTCAGTGTGCAATCCACGAGCACCTGTTTTGAGTTTTAAGCAACGTTCTGCTAGTTCATCCAATGCATCACTAGTGAAGGTTAGCTCGATTCCATCTAACTTGAGCAAATACTTATATTGAGCAACATAATTGTTCTTAACATCAGTAAGAATGTGGATTAACTGTTCTTTGGTCAATTCGCTAATGCTTACTGTAGTTGTGAAACGACCGATAAACTCAGGAATCATACCAAACTTAGTCAAGTCGTCGGGTGTTACTTTACTCAAGTCACCTTCAACCTTAGCATCCTTGACACCGGCAGTGAAGCCAATGCCAGAGTTGTTTGTTCTTTTACCGATAACGTCTTTCAATCCAACAAAAGCACCGCCTGCAATAAAGAGGATGTTCTTTGTGTTGATTTCAGCCATATCACCGCCTGGGTGCTTGCGTCCACCGGAGCTTTGTACTCGACAAGTTGTGCCTTCAACCATCTTCAATAGTGCTTGCTGTACGCCTTCGCCGGATACGTCACGTGTGATACTAGAACCTTCGCTCTTACGGGCGATTTTGTCAATTTCATCAACGAATACAATACCGCGCTCTGCTAGTTCTTTGTCTCCCCCAGCCGCGTTAAGTAACATTGATATCATGGATTCTACATCATCACCGACGTATCCGGCTTCTGTCAAACTAGTTGCATCAGCGACTACAAAGGGCACTTTGAGAAACTTGGCAGCAGTCTTAGCAAGCAATGTTTTACCACTACCCGTGGGCCCTACGATAAGAACGTTTCCCTTTTGAATCTCTAAGTCTTTTGGTGGGTGATTGATACGCTTGTAATGGTTTGCAATGGCAACGCTCAATACAGTTTTAGCATCATTTTGACCGATGACATGCTGATCCAGAAACTCTTTGATAGATTCAGGATCGTAGTCAGGATTTGTAGTCTCCTGTTCTTCCGAGATTTCGTCCTCAATTAGGTCCTCACAAAGTTCAATACAGTCACTACAAATAGCGGCAGTTTCACCTACTACTAATTTTTTAACTGCTTCTTTGCTTGCTCCGCAGAAACTACAATGGTTTAGTTGTTTTGATTCATCAGTCATTATAATACTTATCTTCGCTTTAGATTTTTACAATAATTAGTATCTCCGCTGACGCCAAGTTCGATGTTATGCGCACCACTCAACTTTTTCACAGAGATAGGATCTATCGTAATATCGATTGTTGATTGGGGAGATATGTGACCTTGAACCCAAAGCCAACTACCTCCTGCTACCATGTCATGGTGTGATTGGTCGCAACTAATTGCGTTGTCTCTCACATCTAGTATTATAGCATAAACGACTGTAGTTACGTGAAGTTTTTCATAGATTAGGGAATATAACTTGTTATCATTGAAATAGTAGTTCTTACCCTCACCTAAGAGCCAGTTCTCAGGCTTCTTGCTGTTAACCAACACACGATTTTGTGTAATGTTTGCATTACGGTCATCTGCACCCATCTGCAATGCTTCGTTCAACGAAACTAGATAGTTATAGTTCCAGTCTAACCTGTAAGTTATCAACAACCTAGCATTGTTCTCGTTATCTAGTAAAAATTCTGACTTCACCTTTTTAACAGTGAACGCCCGTGACGGGTAATCATTTAATACTGTGTTGATAACCTGAGTAACCGTTGTACGAGAATTTAAGTAGGTAGAATACTGTGTTGCTAGTTGGTCACCGTTTACTGTTGTTTGCTCTTTATCCTTATTGAGGATTCGATTGGCAATCTTACTGTGCTTAATATACACATCCATTGTCAATCTAACTCGACCGTTTACAGTATCTTCACGTATGATAGTGTAGGTGTCTACATAACCCGAACTATGATTGATAATTTCATTTCGAGTTAGGGAATCATGTTTCGATTCTTTCTCGGTTACAATGACTGTACCCACGACATATTCAATTGCTCGATTAAAGCCATTAGTCTTGGCTTCACTGAATGTACTACCTACACCGACTACTTGTACAGGTATACTGTCGTCAAAACTGTGCGCAGTTTTCGCAGGCTTTGATGCACACGCTGACACTAGTGCCAACGTGAGCAATAAGATTAGATGCTTCATTGCATCAATTGAATAAGTTGCTTACGAGAGGTGTTAGCCCCAATGTCCCAACGAATGGTTACTGCAACTTCTTGGTCTCCTACTACACGTTCATCAATTTTACGGAAACCACGCAATACTGCCTGTGCAGATGTTCGGATAGTTTCGGTCAAAGTAGATGCAGTATCGTTTTGATTCTCACGAAGGGAAATGTTCTTAGCTTCGGTGTCTGTCATTTCGACTGCCTCACTGTCAGCCTTGCCTTGACGAACCTTGTCAGTGGCTCGTTCAATGTTCTTTGCGATAGTAGTATTAACTCGACTTGTGCTAATTTGATTATCCAAGAACTCTGCAACGTTTGCTTTGGCTCGCATTTCGGCGCGAGTTAGTGCAATTTTACGATTGTTGACAGTTGAACCGAAACTGGGTGCAGTACCGGTTGCTTCGATAGCAACGATTTTGCACTCATTACCCATGCCCATCCAAGAGCATTTAGTCTCGATTTTGATTTTTTCACTAACAAACGAGGTTGATAGTTTTTGCTCTGCGATAGTCTCTGTGGGCTTGATACTAGAGCATCCGGTAATCAAAGCTGTTACAGCGACCGCAGTAAGAATACGTTTCATAAAAAATTCCCTTTAGTTAAACAATGAAGATAGTATAGCAGACAATGGGTTATTTGTCAACCTTTTTGTTATCTTATGAGTTTGCAATATGAATACGAATTGCTTCTTCTTCTTGTTCGGTTAATTGCTCAGGATCATATTCTCCAGTAGCAATTTTCTCTACCAAGAACTGTATGTAATCCGCATTAGATAAGTAGGTGTCAGTAGTACTTCTGTTTGTCTCTATCCAACGTATGCCATTGAACTTGTATACACTATTTGGGATAGTGTCAACACGCACAAAAGTGTCACCAGCAAGAGGAGCTAATGGAAAGGATGATCCAAAGTCTGTCTTAGGTTCTCTTGGTCTATCTACCTCAAGTGCGAGTTCCGGGTGACGGTCCTTAAATGCACTCTTGTGCATCTTTTTGCCTTCGTACTCAATAAAATCACTACCAGGAATCACTTTAAAATCAGGTAGCACGTAATCATCTTTGGGAAGCACGTAGTCACCAGGACGTTCAACATCGTCAATTCCCATTGCTAAGATTTTAGGAACCTCTGCTGATTCAACAATCTGTTCAACCTGTTCTTCTGTTAAAGGACCGTCATCTTGTTCATACGCTGGTTCTTCAACTTCTGGTTTGTGAACAATTGGTGTAGTATTCTCAAAGTGAGTGAATGGTTGATTCAAATATGGGTGAAGTTCTGCCATGCTCTTTTCTGGTTCAGGCTTGGGCTCTAACTCTCTGAATGCTTCTTCCTCTTCGTCAGTTACTTCAAGAACAACTGATTCTTCTACTACCGGAACTTCTTCTAAAATAGTCTCAACTACTTTATCATGCTCAACTTGTTCACGTAGTTTGTTTTCTTCTTCTACGTCATTGTTTTCGTCCCACTCTTTACTTTGATTAGCAGCTAATACTAACATGATAGCAAGTGGATCAAAGACCACAACGAGTAAGATAATAACCCAACGAACCGCAGCTTCAAGCATATTTGCATCAGCATTGTCACCGTAAATAAGGGCAGCGATATACTTGATAGGACCTACCTCTGCTTCTACTTTGCGTAGTTCACTAGCAATAGGTGCTCGTTCTTCGTTTAGTTTTGCGATTTCTTTGTTTGCAACTTCAATATCTTTTTGCAGTGAGGCACGTTCTTTAGCCTGTTGTTTACGAATCGTAACCGAACGCTCAACTGACTTTTCACTATCGCCCTTAGTCATAATGTCGTTAACTTGCTGATCCATTTGAGCCAGCATAGACTTACTTGACTTGATAGTTTCACGCTGAGTAGCAATCTTTTCGTCAAGCAAGGACACTTTAGCCTGCACATCGCCTGACCCAATTCCTTGATCCATGTGTGCTTTAGATAAGAATCCAAAGATACCCATACTAGTCAATAGTGCTAGTAACACAACAGCAGGAACTAGGTATATCTTCATAATCAATGAACAGCGATACCAGTACTTACGTAACCAAACTGTGGTTGTAATCTTTGCAAACTCTAGTGCAGTACCCATAATGATAATGGGAACAACCGCACCTGCGAAGATAGCGGTTAGACCGATGATACTATACCAAGCGGCAATAGTACTTAATGATAGTGCAACGAGCAACGCCCCGTTACTTAGTGAAAAGATTCTTTTTAACATAACATAATATTTAGTCTTTAAATAGGTGTCCGTATGTATCTACAAATTCTTGGTGAGGCATAGTAAGCTGTCGAGGAATACCCCTGCCCGAAAAAATATGTGCTGTTACCCAATGACCGTCATCGCGGCGGCGTGTTTGCATTACTTTAATCGAGTTACCATCTTCAAAGATAAATTCTTTTCCTACTAGTTCTTCAGGATTCATCTTTTACCTCATAAGTTACTTCATACCCACCCTTACGCTCTGTCCACCAGTCATCGTAGTCGCGGTCCCATTCAATTACGACATTATTTTCAGAGGCTTCACCGATAAGGGTATCGATATCAATCTCGCCATCTTCCAATTGCTTTAGCATAACTGCAATTTCGTCTTCATCCAAGTCCGGATAGATTTGACTCAATATGTCTTCGTCAATCTCTGCCAAGAATTGACTATCAACTTGATGCCATTCATGTTTTACGATTGTTACCATTATATTCCTTTGATTCGGTTAATAAGCTCGTTAGCTTCTTTGTACTCACTAGATTCTAACATAAGCTCATCCAACTCGTCAAGTGTTTCTTGCCATTGTGGGTAATCTTGTGTCCAATACACTGTGTACAGTTCTTGTTTCTTATCGTTCATCATTAACTCCTAAGAATGTCAAGCATTTCTTTTTTGTGTTCGTTGATATAGGCATTTGCCACCATCAACATAAACTCAGCATGTTCAACGCTGGTTGGGATAACAACTTTGTCACCCCGCTCAATTTCCTCAAGCAAGGCAAGTTTCTCATAATCAGTATATGGAATCATTTTTTCATCTCTGCTAAGTGACCGTACCCAAATTCTAACTGAATCCAGGGGCGATCCACTTCATCGCTCCAGTCTCTGTCACCCGTATAGTATGCACGTTCTTTAACTTGATCCAAGACTGCTTCTACAATCAACTCGGCGAACTCCGCTAAATCATTTTTGTGAACAATGTAAGTGTCTGAAATTTCAGCATACGAGCCAAAACCAGACTGGTCAATCAAGTTATTAACTCGGTCGTTCATTTGTCATCCCGGAAACGAACAAAGCGAGGGAAACGCAAACTGTAAGTACCATCTTGGTTTTGTGTAATCACATCACACATGACCTCAGCAGTTCGACCAATGATGAAATTGCTATCACGCCAATAGTTATCTCGGTCACTGTCACTAAAACCACTACCCACATTGACTGTGATTTCCTTACCATCATCTACTCCATTACAAACTAATGCACCCAAACGACCTGCGTTACGACCGGTGCCTTCTTCGATGCCGATAACTTCTAAATCTACCGTGATGACTGGCTTCCACTTCATCCAGTCTGTACTACGCTTGCAGATATAAGGAGCTTGCATTTCCTTAATCATAATACCTTCAAAGCCTGCCTTGACATTATCTTGTGCATAACGCTCAAGCTGGTCTTTACCGGCTGCTGTGTCTAAGTCAACCATGATGTGTGGCAACAATTCAAGACTAGCCATGTCATCAAACACTGGACGCATGTCGTCAAGAATTTTGATACGCTTTTCTAGTTGAGCATTCCAATGACCTTCACGGAAGGCATCAAGAGGAATAATGTCGAACACGTTGTAGACTGAATCCTCAGCTTGAACGTCTGATTTGCGGCGTGCTTGTCGCATAAGTTCTTGGAAGCTATTACCAATCACTTCACCGTCCATAACAAAGCCCATGCTCAAGTTACTTGTTGCGGCTTTGCGAACCAACTTGTTAAAGTTGTCACGTACTTGGTCTTCGATATGACCAAAGTTATCAAATGTTTTGCCGTTACGGCTAAATGCGATTGTAGTGATTTCACCATCATCACTTGGGATGACCATCAACAACATACGCACACCATCTAACTTAGGCTCAAGTCGTTTGATACCCTTCATTTCAGGGCGACCTTCACTGTTAGTTGCTAGTTGGCAACCGAACACTGGAATTTCCCAATCAGTCTTTTTACAGATTTTGTTGATAGTTGTGCTAGAGATACCTGCACGTAAGTCTCGGCGCAGTACTGCCGCACAGAATGTATTCCATTCATCACTGTCAAAACGTTCAGCCATGTTTTGAATAGCATCACGTGCCGCGTGACCAGTAAGTCGGCGCTGAGATAATTGAATCAACAGTTCGTTGAAATCCTGCCAAGGGTTCTCAGCGCCGACGATACCTACTGTATCTGGAATTTGTTTGACACCGAACGTGACATATGGATTATAAGTTGCTTTAGCTAGTCCTAAGAAAGTCTGTGCGTTGACACTCCCTAGAACACACGCCTCAAGTGCTTGCTTTACTACGTCTTCTTTGTGAAGGCGACTATCTGATTCGTTTAACTTGTTAATCCAACTTGCTGTCATGGGTGTTCCTATCTAATCTATGTGTATATTATACATCCAAATGGGTTTATTGTCAAGCCTTAGAATGGGATATCGTCATCCATATCGTCATATACTACTGGCTTAGGCTTAGGTGCCACATACGTTTCATTGTGGAAGTTATCAAACACTGCTTGATAGCCACCACTCCAGTCACTGCTACGTAACCTGTCTTGATTGTCACAGAGTATTTCAACCTTATCAAGACTAGAATGTGGGTTATAAGGATGATGCACAGTGACATACCCGTTATAGAATGTGCCATCCCAATTACCATTGACTACCCAAAATTCAAAATGAGTAGGACTGTGTTCTTGCTTGACGTTGACAAGTAACTCGGGCCGTTCTTTTGTACCTAACATTAATCTCATAACCACCTCAACTTAAACCACATCAATGTTTTTTCATCGGGAAAATTGACCCATAGTTCTTTAGTATCCCCGATAGACCCAATTTTGACGATATCATAGTCACGCTTGAGCCAAACCCAGATACTGCCATCAGATGCTGGGTCCATATTGTCCCAATAGTAGTTAGCTATACGAGGGAAGTATGGACGAATGTCAACACGTAACTTGGTCATCACCAGCTTGAATTGTAGAACACTCTTTGACCCAAGAAGATTTCTGCCTTACCGTCAATGCAAAACTTCAAGTCTTGGTCAAAGTATACATTGTCAGAATTATTACCAAAGAAGAATCCGGTAGTTTCAGGTAAGTTACCTGAACGTACTGCACGTTCCAAGTCGTCTAAGTCTTGCCAACTTAGTTCAAACTCAACGCCATTAAAGTCAGGTCTATATTCTTCTTTGTAAAACTCAGAATCAATGCCGGGACAACCTTTCTGAATCCAAAGTTGTTCCATCCAGCCATGTAAGTTAGGATGCTTGCGCCACTGTGCTAACTTATGAACCGGTTGCACTCCACCTACAGGTGTTACCCACTCATGGTTAACACCGTCATACTCAAGACCATCTTGCTCAAAGTATTCACTACGTTGACCAGGCTTGCCAACATAGGCGTACATGTCTAGACCCATTACTCTATCCCTCGCTTGTGCTCTTTTAAATTTCACTTACCACACAGTTTGATAATGTCGTCAGCCGACATTTGTGCTTTGATAGCTTCTACCCGGCATTCAGTTTTTCCTCGCTCCATGAAAATTACAGGGCTGAACATACCGAACACGAAACAGATTAAACAAATACTCATCCATTTATCCATGACTTACTCCTTGATGCCTAACAAAACTTTTTCTTGCACTGACAACTTAGCCAATGCTTTTTCTTTAGCTTCAACCTCAGCTAATTGCATACGCAGTGTTTCGCTTGTCATTACTGTAGCAGTGGGCACACTACCCTTGCCCTGCGGTCGCTGGTAAGTAATTGTCTCACTTGCTGCCGGACACTTAGCGATGAAAAAGTTGTGACCACGAGGGTTATCAATATACTTGACCACACAATCTTCCGCTTTGAGTTCGTAGTCAGCAACTCCTACTGTTCGGTCACGATTTTCATTGCAACCAGCTAGACCGACTATTGCACCAATCATTAGTGCAATTACGCTAACTTCAATCATCCAGTTTTTTACTCTCATTCTTCCATCCACTTTGTTTCAATTTCAAACTCACAGCGAGAATATTCAGTGTAAGACTTAGCCTTAACTTCCTCGGCTCGCTCAAGTGTTTGATATGTACCAATGCTGAATGTTTCAGATGGGCATGATTTTGGAAAACCAATCACTTCAAATAATGTCATTTTGCGGATTCCACTGCGATTGTTTTTGTCTTCTCTACACCGTTGTCAAGCATACGAGCAATGCCTGAGAAGCCAACAGTAGCAACAACGATACCAAAGATTGTACCAAGAATAAATGTTTTCATTTTGAGTCCTTAAACGATTTGAGAAACGATTTCGTTATACACATCAGCCTTAGCTTTGTAGTATTCATAGTCACGTTCGCCTGGGCGAAAGTTTTTCCATTGATTTTGACCTGCGTAAGACAAGATATCACGCTTCAATGATTCGCCTGAATAGCTTGCAATGAAACCATACATGTCATAGTGAGCAATAAAGCCCGAGCATTGGTAGATGAAGTTGTAACCTGTCTTGTTGAGGTTATCAATGTTCTTTACAGCTTTGACAATGTTAGAAACAATCAGAGCTTTTTGGCGTGTAGTCAATGGAGTCATTGTGTTCTTTCTTACTGTTTAAGATTCTATTATATACCCAAAACGTTTTATTGTCAAGCAATAAAATCGTAAGCAAATTCGTCACCGACTTTGCTTGGGCTAACTTTGAAATTGTATTCTTTGCAGAGCATAGAGAAGACACGACGGGCATCACGTTCAGGAGCTTGAACAAAGAGAGTACCGTATTCAAATTTTGCTTGGTTATCAGTACCGAGAACTTTAGCAACTTGAGAGAGAACAACTTTTTCGAATGACATTTTGAGCCCTTTTCTTAACTGTCTATGTGTATATTATATACCCAAAACGTTTTATTGTCAAGCCATTTTCTCAACTTTAAATGCTTTTAAAGAACTTGCGTCAGCGGGAATTGTAACATTAGTATCAAATTTACCACCGTTTTGTGCTGGAACGAACAAACTGAGCCAAGCAATAGAGTGTCCAGGGCGGGCAGTTGGGTTAATTGAGACATTACGAACTTGAGCAACTCGTGTGCCTGCGGCTGATGTATAACGAATGTTGTCCCCTGCTTTAACTGATAGTTCCATTTTCAACTCCTGTTGTTTGCTGTCTATGTGTATATTATATACCCAAAACGTTTTATCGTCAAGCCTTTTTGAACAAACGATAAGTGAAACCCTGAGAAGTTTTGCACTTTTCAAAGCCCTCATTCTTGTAACACATTTCTAACAATGCAAGACCCTTGCGGTCACGCACTTCTGGCTTGTTAACTTTAACACTAATGAAACCCTTACGAAACTCGATGTATACTTTATCAGCACTAAACACCATTTCAAGACCCAGCTTCACACGTTCTGCGCGAATCTTTTGGGCATCAGAAAAAAGAGAACTATTTACTGCACTACGCATACGTGCGTCACGCTCGGCGAACCAAGCAAATTGACCAGCTGATTTGTGTTTTGTTTCAGTTTCGTTCATCATGCTAAAGCTCCTTTGTTTCAAACTATGAATGTATTATATGCCCAAAACGATTAATTGTCAACCGTTTTAGAACATAGCAGGGTCTAGGTGGCAATCATAAACCAATTCAATCATGCTAGGAGTTGCCCTACGCAAATTGATTTTTGGTATCACCACTGTATCATAACGTAGTACAACTCGGTCGCCCACAGCCAGCATTTCTACTTTGGAGTTCACTCGGTTCACTTTGCGAACCTTACAAACAACTTGGTTTCCAGCCTTACTACGATAGTATACAATATCACCAACTGTAATTTTAACTTTGTCCATTTCTTTCTCCTTATACAACTTAATAATTCATCGGTGCCCAGTCACCAGACAGAACCACTCGTCCACTAGCATCAAGACACACATCAGGGACAGATATCACAGGGCATGTCATATCGTCACGACCTAGATGCACTACGGGTGCATCAGCGGGTAAATTGTTCAACAATGCTATCAAATCTGCTACATTCATTTTGTTCACCTTTTCTTTAACTTACCCATAGTATATCACTTTACCCATTTATTGTCAACTTTTGGGCAAAAAAAAGCCCCAACTAGTGGAGCCTTTTTGAGAACTAAAAGTATTACTTTTGAGTAGATCCTTGATTGACGAAGCCATACATCTTTTCAGCGGCTTCTAGAATCTTGTCCATGCCCGGAAACTCTGGCATTGCTACTGTAGTTGTAAGTTGACCGGTACGTTCGTCACGCCCGGCAGTGATTTCCCAACCATGCATCTTAACTTGATAGTCTTGCATGACCACTTCCTTAGCCATTGCTAGAACGTCGGCACGAATCTCGTAGCCGTTTTTGTTAAATTTTACTTGTGGTAGTTTTGGTGTTTCGAATTTTGACATGTTATTCTCCTGTGTGTGTATTATGTCTATTTGTGATTGAAAAATCAATCAGTTTGGTGATTTGGATTCAACCATAGACCCGCGAGTTTACCTCGTAGTCTAGTAATCTCTTGCACAATCTCCGTTTGCTCTTTGAACAACTGGTTGCTCACTTCTACTAAGCTAGGTTCTGGTACTTCGATTGCCGCAGTACGTTCACCATCGCCTCGTTCTTTAAGTTTCAATTCATGCTTGGTAGCAAGATGTTGAATGACTTTGTTGTTTTCAATGCAGTGCATGTAAACTTCTGGGATATGATGGAACTTAGCCCATTCAATCATTTCTGTTAGTAATTTATCTGCAATGCCTTGACGCTGAAACTCTTTATCCACTGATACTGCAAGTTCCCAAGAACCATCGTCATTCTTAGCCATATGTCCCCAACCAACACGCTTTTCATCATCACGTGCATACCATAATTCATGGTCTTTGGGGTGATAACACATTTGTAAGATAAGCTGGTCGATATTGTAGTCACTAGCAGGGTGACCGAAACGTGAATAACGGTCATCACTTTCTAATGACTTCAAATGTCTAGCATACTCACTAATCTTATAGATGTTAGTGTGGACGTATGTAATCATGACCCTTTAGTGCCTTGATTTGCTTTGTAATTTTTGATGTCCTGAATAGCTTCAACTACATCTTTACATGTTTCAACAAAGCGATATCCGTTTTGACGTAACAATGCAATAAAAGCTCCAGCAAGATAGATAGAGATTAATAGGATGAAACCTAATACAACGCCAAACATTACTTAGCCTTCTTTGCTGGCTTAGCGCAACTAGCAGTTGGGAAGAAAGAACTAACGTCTTTCATTTTATCAAATGCTTCTTTTGCTGGTGTCATTGCGTCAGTGTAGAATTTCTTATCCACTGCCATTGAAGCTAGTTTAGTGAATGCCAATGAGCCAGCGTCAATAGCTTGCTTTGTGTACTTGGCTTGAGAATCAACGAATGAGTTTAGAACTGTGTTGATTTCTGGGTTTGTAATGACTGTGTTGACAAACTTCTTTTTTGATTCCTGAATGGTGTCGACCATGGAATATGCGAATACGTTAAACATAAATTTTCTCCTGTGTGTGTTTAATTTGAGTTTTTAAGTAGAACTCTAACTACTTTTATTTATGCTATTATAACACGGTTTCTCTATATTTCTGTAGAGCTTTCTCTCTAATCAACGCTAACCTAATAGCGACATAATCAGAGACACCGTCATCATAAAATGGTTCAGATAGTTTCGGGCGACTAAACCCACGTTGCAGGTCTAGTTCTTCTGGTCCTGCTGGACCATAGTCCTCATCGTCTAAATCACTTAGCTTTTTTGTCAGCGGCTTTTTTATCGCTTTTGGGACTTTTGGTGGCGTCCACCTTCTTGTCCTTAGAATGGTCTTTCTTCTTAGCCAACTTCATTGGTGCACTTGCGGGTGTAGCAGGAGTCTTTGCTGGCTCTGCGGCAAATGCTGAGAATGCGAAAGCTGTAATTAAGATTGCGAATAGTTTTTTCATGTGAGTTCCTTTAAAAATATTACTAGTATATATTTAACGCCTTTGCCAACAGTTTCGTTGACAATCATTTTCTTATTTTGACCGATTTTAAATAACTATCTATATCACCGTATAAACTAATCATCATCGCTATTTTGCTATCATACAGTCTGATATACGGTTCTTGTTTCTTTCCCGGAGTTTTAGTAGTGCCTAAGAAATACGGGCATTGTAATTTCTTACTCATATCAAGTATATACCCATGCCACCCTTCAGCAAGTTTTACTTTGAAATCGTATTGGTAAAACTCTATCTCTGCTACTCTAAAAGATAAATCACCTAATTCAGTTAGACGCAATCCATTGCTACGTGCTCCAGTTTGCCACCACTGTCGCATAGCTTCATCCTGAGTTAATCCAAGATGAAATCCTGTCGGTAACTGTTCTAATACTACCGCAGTTATTTGCTCTTTATACGTTAGTGTCGTCATCTGGATAAACTTTCGTGCCGTTGTTCATAAACACAACACTGAATTTATCCGTTTTGAATTGATTGTTAAGTTTACGACACAGGTTACGAGCATGTCCTGGGTTGCTAAAACTAGTTTTTTTGTATTTAGGAATAGCTTCGCTATCTAGGTAATGCTGGCTCTTTAAGTTGATTGGTTGTCCGTCATAGAACACTGCCCAGATGCCTGCCGCTTCGACAATCTGGTCACATTTATAAGTTGTCTTATCAACTAATTCGACTAAAACTTTTGGTTGTGTTCTGCTCATTTACCACTTTCCACCTTGCATGACTACGTTAACTACTTCCGGAGTAGTTTTTTGATTGTTATCAATCATTAGCTTCATTATTTCGTCACGCAATGCCTTTGCATCTGAGAGTAGCATGGAAACTTCTCTCCCCTGTCTACCGTCAACTATAGCAACTCTATCTATGAATTTCTTAATTTCGCTCATAGACTATTTATGCTACTATTTGCCTCTTCCTCTGATTTAAATGGTCCCATATAGTCATAACGTTGAACAAAAATGTACTTAGGACATAACGTAGTAACGAATTCTTCACCCTGTTTCAATGCAAACCAACCTGCGGCGTGAAAGCACTTACTTTTAGGAGTCTCTGTAAACAAATGCAGTTTCCGCTTAACGTCAAATACGTTATTGTAGACGCGGTTACTCGATGTTGGATAGACTGCAAAAGGGGGAGTTTCGGGAACTGCCTTCGACTTTACAATTTTCTCAAACTCAATTTGTACTCTTTTTTCAATTGCCTTCTTAGTAGAGTAATGTTCGATATTGTTCCCAATCTTAACATCAAACCCACTACCTTCAGCAACTACGTTACCGACTTTCTTAGAGCCATCAGTGATGACCCAGAATTCATTCTTTACGATTGGTTTAGCTTTCAAGTTCATTGTTGTTATCCTTTGTTAATTCTGCCATGAACATAAACTGCTCATACGCTTTCTTTACTGATGGCACTGACATTAGCTTTTCAGCTTCTGCCATCATTGCTTCTGCTGCTTTTTCTGCGGCTTCTCGTGCGCTTGGCCACTCTAGTTGTTTCGCATCAGGACCAAATTCTTTTACAAGATTGTTCCATGCTTCTCTTTGTGATTCTGTCAACGGAGTCTCAGACTTACCGCGAGTACTACGGCGAATCTCAGTCGCATCCATGATAGCTTTACTTATTGTGTCTTCTGCTACTCTGCATGCGGCAATCAGAGCTATATGATTTGGGTTGACATTATAGCGTGTGCTTTGTCCCCCTGGGTATACAACAAGCAAGTGCGAACCTTTTGGTAGCGCATAGGAAAGGTCACTGTCATATTCACTGACAGGGACGTATTTGCGACCTACTTTTTTGTAAAAGATTTCTTTTGTCATAGCGTGAACTTCTTCAAGTACTCGGTTGCTTCTTTTGTGTGCATTAGTTCAGGTTCTTCTGGTTCAGTGTCTTCTAATGAGAGTGTACCAAACTTATTTTCGTATATTTCAACGAATGTGTCAATCAAACTGGCTAACTCTTTTTCACTGATGCCAACCAAGACTTCATCGAGGATAATTTTAAATAGTTCTTGTTGATTCTTATCCACTGAGTTTCTCCCAAACATAATCTTTTTCTTTAACACACGCTACAGTTTTAAGGTAACCATCAGCCATTGCTTTATGAATAGCTAATTTAATATTATGAGGGCATACGTCAGATACTTCAATGTATGCACGAGGTGAAAGTTTAACACCATCTAAGATAAAGAAGTCGTAATCACCTTGACGAATCTCTCTAATCGTTGTATCGGTTGTAACAAAGGTCATTTTTTCAACTCTTCCCACATTAACTTCTTGGCGCGGGCATCTAACTCTTTTCGTTCAAGTTCAATCATTTCCCATGCCATCATGTTAAGCCACTTAACCGTAGCCTCTTTACCTCGTTCGGTTAAGTGGCTATAGTGTTGACCTACACCACTATGATAATACAAGTCTCTATCTTTGATAATCTCATAGAGACCTGCATAGATTTGTTTATGCAGGATGTGATTCATGTACTTGGCCCTTATATGGGAGGTTAAGCCATTTAGCATAGCTATCAGCCTGCTGAGAGATTTTCGTAAGTTCATATTTTCCACACAGCTTCATCAAATTAATACCAACTTGCGGGGTAGTAGTAACACGCACATCTGATTTGATAGTCGCATCGACTTTATCTTTAATTTCTTGAGGTTGAGCTTTCAAGTCAATCAGAATCTTGTTCAATTCATATTTGTCTTTTACACGATGCTCAACATTATCATGGTCAGTCCAACGCTGTAACATGAAGTTATTCCATTTAAAGCCTTGACTATTACGGTCTTCAAATGCTTCACGAATACCTACTTTGGTTTTAGTACCAATCTCACGTACGCCAGGAAATGCACTGAATACGTTGTCGCCTGCGTCACCGCGAATGATTTTCTTGAATAGAATATACTCGGGGTCGTCTAACAACTTAGGCTCTTTAGTCTTCTTATCAATGATTAGTTTGCCCTTATCATTGTAGTAACCGTCGAGTTTAATGAGTTCATTAGTAACTCCATTGAACTGCGAAACTTTTTCAGAAATTAATTGGTGATAGTCGCTGTCTGTGCTGATAATAAAATGTTCATCATCGGGATGTAGATGAATGAAACGTGCAATCATATCGTCTGCTTCTGCTTCGGGATGACGCAGGACACTACAGTTAGTTTTCTCTTGCAAGAATTCTGTGAATGCGCCGTAAGTTTCCCAAAACATTTCTGATTCTTCTTTTTCAGCTTCTGTCGCAGCCTGTCGTGCTACTGCACGATGCGCTTTGTATGCAGGGGAGATAGACTTACGAAAGCTCCTACCTTCTAAGCAAAAGACTACATGGTCAATTCCAAACTTATTTACCACACTATTAGTACTAGCGAGTGTCAAGTGAATTGCCATTCCGATTTTTTCCCACGTGTCTGCTTGACGAGAAGCAATGTGTCGTGCGCGGAAGAATGTGTTTGCTGTGTCGATTAGTGCGTATTTCATGTGTCTATTATATACGTATATTTAGAAAATGTCAAGGCTCAAGATACATATCTGGGCTAAGTTCAATGAATTTACGGGTAACTCGCTTGTCACCTTGATAGGGCAACCATTCATCTTTAATGACACGGATAGGTAAGTTGAGTTCAACAATCTTATTGTTTACCCATTCTTGTACATCTTCTGCTGACAGCCCTGACGATGGGTCAAGAATTTCAAGAGTCCATTTGTTACCTTTGAACACTTTCCACATGTGTCGTTTCCACTCAGCTTTGAGTTTCTTCTCAATATCGGCAATGTCAGCACGGGAGCCGTAATAGAGATACTTGAACGATTGTAACTCAGCAGAACCAGCAATGTAGTCGAAAATACGATTGTGTACATTGCCAGTAATTCCAAATCCAACTTTACCATTGTGTGTAAGCACCATGATGTAGAAGAAGCAATTCAACATTTTACTTTACTTTCTTTTTAGTAGCTTTTGGAATCACTACGTTCTTGCCTTTGAGTTTGCTCTTAGCAGGAACCAGTTTGTTAATGAATGCAAGTTCATCATCAGTGAGGTAGTGCAACACATCAACCTTGTTGTGAACGTACATTGAATTCAGCGGAGCGATATCAAATGTACCACCAAGCATCTTGTAAACTTTATAGGTAACATACAGCGCAACGTTGAATGGGACACTTGCGTTCTTATCAACAAATTGGTCATAGCGATACTTTTTGTACGCTTTGGTAACACTGCCCTTCAGCTTAGGCATACCCGAGAATACTTTTTGCACCACTGCATGAATGTCTTCGACAAATTCTTCAAAATCTTGCGAGTTACGCAAGATATTTTCTGCCTCAGTGATATCTAACAGAGTACCGTAGAAACCAAATTCAGTGTTATCAACTGGGAGACTGTTCCAGAACTTGTTACGATTTGCAAAGATGAATTCTAACTTCTCATAGTCACCACCTTTGGCTGCTGTTTCCACAGCGTTCAAGTGAGTAACTGCACCTGCCATACCTGCATCATCATGGTCTTCTGGTAAGGGAATGCATTCGTAAGTCTTTAAGATTTGAATCAGTTTTGCAGTGTGCAAGTACTTTGGATTCTTGCTACCATCTAAACGAACTGACAAATAGTGTTGCTTCCAGTGGTCGAAAGTTGTAATGTCTTTTGACATTTCGCCGTTCAACAAAGCAAACGTTTCACGTGCTTTACTACGATCCAGTGTTTCAATGTATGAAACTAAGATTGGGAACTTCTTCCAATCTTTAGCTTTCCAACCCTTCATCAAACCCGATGCAACAATCAACGCAACGGTAGTTGCAGTATGTTGTCCGTTTACCATTGTATATTCTTGCTTGCCAGGTGTCTTCACAGCCTGAATAGACTGGACACGTTGTTCATCAAAGTATGCAAAAATGTTCGTAGCGTGAGGCACATCTAACTCACGCTGAATGTCTTCGTCACTTGCCAAGTCGCCTAGCAGGACCATTCCAGTCACAGGGAAGTTTGCTGGGTCGAACATAATTGCCAGCTTTTGATAACGCTCAAGAGCTGACATAAAATCAATGTTGCCACCAGTGTTAACTTTGTTAACTAAATCTTCGATTGAGATTTGTGCATACTGCCCGGGCTTACGTTCAAGGATGTTATTAATTTGACGACCATTTGGGTCACGTTTGAAATAATCAAAGGTGAGCCCGAATGTTGACTTACGTGCTGTTTTGATATTAACTTTTGGCTTTACTTTTGTTTTTGCCAATTTAGATGTTGCTACTACTGTTGCCATTTTTACTCCATTGAGTTGCTTACAAGATGAATCTATTATACAACCAAAAAGAATAAAAGTCAACCTTTTTGTTGACTTTTAATATGAGTACTTTTAGCTTACTTCTGTGCGACCGTTGCCAATGTCTCGTTGTCGAATGTTACGAAGATCCTCATTGCGATTGGATGGGTCTGCTTGGACCTGCTCATAGACTTCTAATGCAACATTTCGACATACATTTTGAAACCATCTGTCTACGATAGTATTATCTGTGTCACTGTCTTTAAACTTATACCCTGCTCTAATCAAATTTACAACAAATTTTTCGTTGTAGTCAAGTTCAAAAGCCCCGTTGTTTATATCATTAGGATCCAAGTCAACCGAGATAATCGAGACATAGGGTTCACCCGCTAGTGTAGCTTTCTCTTTTTCAGTTAGCTCTTTGGTTGGTTCCTTAACCTTAGGAGCCTTCTTTGGTTCAGGAAGTTTTTCTTCCTTCTTATTAAAGACCTCTTTTAATTTATCAAATAATCCCATCTTGTTTTGCCTTTTCGTATAGTTTAAAGCTGGCTAAGTTCTTAGCTTTACTTTCACACATCATATCGAATTTATCTAAGAATGACAGTGCCCAATTATTTACTGAATCATTCCAGTAGTAGTCACTATGAGCGCGGAGCTTTTGTTTACTTAGTCCTTCAGTAATCAGTTGAGTGTGGTCTGGACTGATTGTAGCTGAGTGCCCCACAAGTACATCCTCACGACTAACACTATAGTGTAGAGTGGGGCGAGTACCGCGCCAGCTATCGATAACACGTTTGACGCGGTCATCGCTAGGCGAGATATATTCCCCTTCCCGGATCCAATGATGATGAATGTCAAGTACAGTGGGAACGATATCAGATAGTAATAGAGTATCATTAAGTCCATGCGTGTATTCCTCGTTCTCTAGTGTTAGACAGTTACGTGCTTCAGGGCTAAGACGGCCGTATACATCTCTAATGCCTTGCGGGCCCTTGCGGCCTGAGATATGTACATTGATTTTAAAATCTTGGAATGACTTGCCATAACCAAGCCAGCGGGCCATGTCTGCATGATACTCGAACTCCCTAATTGAATTGTTTACTACATCGTCACGGTCACTTGCAAGAACTACAAACTGGTCGGGGTGAAAACTTAGACGAACATTGTTTTGTCGTGCTGTTTCACCTAGTGGGGCGAACCATCGAGCAAGTGAATCTTGCATGTACTTGCTTTGCCAGAAGTCTGTATAGGCATCATGTGTATAGAATGACAACATATCCGAAGTCAATCGCAACATGCGTAATTCATTAGGAAGTGTTGCGACTTTCTTAATGAGTGCGTGGGTATTGACAATGTTAGTTTTTGCAACGTCAATAATCTTTTGTTCCACGATATCACGCTTGTTGCGATTCGCCCATGCAAGAGTAGTGCCACCTGTGTTCAGGCCCTCAGCACTAGCAATCTCGCCTTTTTTGTTAATCTCTGCCCATTTGCAAGCAAAGCCGATACGTTTTGTGTGTGTAGATGTAGTCATAGTCATACTATAACACAATCACGATATATTGTCAACCTTAAGCAGTTCGTCAATCTCATAGAGTTTCTTCATGTATGGGCTAACGTCCGAGAGGACTGACTTTTCAATGTCACCCTTACGTCTTGGACCACATGTAACATTAATAGTTACATCATTAGTCATACCAAAGATTTCAACCATTTCTTTTACTGTGTGTCCGATTCCGTGACCCAAATTCTGCAAACTGTTCGCAGGCTTATCAATTGCTAGTTTCAATGCGTTACATATTTCCATTACATGTACGTAGTCTCTAACACAAGTACCATCTACTGTATTGTAGTCATCCCCAAAAATAGTAAACTCTTTAGTATCTAGTGCTCTAATTAAATTGTACATCAATCCATCTGGGTTCGTTGGTTTGAATCCATCTGATCCAATTACGTTGTAGAATCTAAAAGTAGTGTACGGGACGTTCTTATAATTGCACCACTCACGTACACAATCCTCTGCGGCTTTCTTACTTGTTCCATAAGCACTTTCACACTTTTCAGCAGCACCGGTACTAGCAAAGATAAAGTTTTTAAACTTCACCGTGTTCATAACATTCAATGTACCGCAGAAGTTTGTCATATAGTAATCAGTGGGAAGTTTCTCACTCTCACCTACATTAACCAATGCAGCCAGATGTACAACTGCATCAAACTCAATACTTGAAGCAGGAATGTTTTGTCTAATATCGTGCTTGAATTGCTTAGTGACTGGAACTTGAGGATTCTTCAAGTCCAACCCATACACTTCATAATCATTACCTAACAACTTGGTTAAGTGACTCCCAATGTAACCTGAGTTACCTGTAATTAAAATCTTTTTCATTCGAAACTGAACAGACCTGTAGCTGTTACTTCCTCCACTGGTTTATATGTTGGATCTTTGCTCAAGTATGTGTCTGAGTCAGTATACCAAACATTAATGAACTTGTACTTGTTTGCCAGTACTGATTCAAAATCTTCACGTGCTAAATGAGTACGTTCCAACTCAGTGATATAGTCACGGTATTTGATTGTCTCATAGTTGTTAATCTTTGCAGCATTTGTATTACTACGCTTACCCACAAATTCATCTAAGAACTTAATCCAACCAGTAGCCACATCGTCATCTAATGACTTGACATACTCTAATGCACCACGCGAATCTGATGTGTACAATTCGTTGAGCATTGCGGGAACGTCATCTTGCTTGCATTTATGATACAATGATGAATCAAAGTTATCAGACCAGTCTTGCTTATCTAATACTACGCATGGCATATGACCTAGACATTCTAAGAATGCAAAGGGGTAGTTCTCTCGCAAGCTAGGCATGAAGAAGACTTTAGAACTTTTAATGAAGTCTACTTTCTCTTGCCCTGTGATGCCTGCTTTGATTTCATAATCCGTGATACCCGCGTCAGTAAATGCTTTCTCAAACTTCTTAGCACCGTTATTGTTTGTCATAACTTTGCATGGGAGTTTTGCTTCCTTCATCGCTCTAATATATGATTCAGGGTTCTTACCTTCTTCCCAACGACCGATGAACAACACGCCACTTCGCTCATTAATAGTGTTTTGTTCCAGTAGACCGCGCTCACTCATTGGCATACGCAGTAGTACGCAGTTACTTGCGCCGTACTTAGTTAGTTCATCGATATTCTTCTGACTTTGCGTACCGATTATAATGTCAGAGAACTCCATGTGTTTGTTGTAGAAGTTATGATAAGAATCCAAGAACACATCACTGCCTTGGGTATCACGGAAAATCATACTATGCAAGTGAGTGTAGAATACAACAGGTATGTACTTGTTCACTGTCATTGCATAACTTGCAGTCATTGCTTCCTGCGTATTGCAAACAATCATATCATATACGTTTGTCTCAAATGCTTTCAATAGTGCTTTACGGAAGTTGATAATCTTTTCAAAGTTAATAGTGTCGCTAAATGCGAATGTCGCAGTATGGTCACTATATCGCAATGGTAGATCCGGTACTACAATGTTAGCGCCTGCACCTTTAATAACATCATCAAAAGTACCAGTAGGTACTTTGTCTAAAATGATATCTACTTTCCAATTCAGTCGACCGCACATCTCTGTAAAACTTTTACAGAATGAGCCAATGCCACCGTGAGGTATAAAGTGCTGGTCGCTAATTAAAAATGCAATACGCTTGCTATATAGCTTCATTGAAACGTATCCTTGATTGCCTGGATGCATTTATCAATAGCCTCGGAGTCTGTCATATCACGCTCGTAAGTAGTCGCCGGAGACTTCTTTACTTCTTCGATTGCACTGATACATTCTTTAATCAATCTGTCAGCAAAGTCTTCAAGGCGTGGTTCGCTAACCATTTGTATCTTTGCTAGTACCGCAAGTTCTTTTATTTTTTCATTCATCAATATCTCGCTTTTCCTGATTTGTTAAGTGGTGTTACAAACGTAGTATACTCTGAAATGAACTTCTTTTCAAGTTCACTATTGCCCAGATGTTCTTCGCAATGTTCGCTGAAACGTTTCAAGCCCATGTCATCAGACAACATTTCTAACAAACTCATGTCAAGTTCGGGTAGTTTGACTTTATCAATTTCAACGTTGATACCATGCACAGTGCCTCTACCAGTAAGAGGCACCTTTGCTACCGCACCCATATCATTGTCTATAATACGTGTGCTTATCATTAGTATTTACCTGATGCCAACACAATCTTGCAAATATGTTCTAGCCGTTCAATATGCTCATACGCACGCCATGGGCTTGTATCAATAGCAACTACCCCGTGTCCTTTGATACCCACGATATCATACGCAATGTTACCGTAGTTATCCAATTGTAGATTCTCAAAACACTTATCAGCTAACTCTTGACTGATTGGAGCAACATCACCGACATTAGGTGCTACCTTTGTGTAGCGATTTAGTTCTGGAAACGCATCGCTGATAGTAGAAAGGTCGATACCGGCATGCATCGCAGCAATACAATAAGTAGGATGCACATGTACAACTACACGCACATCATTGATATGTTGACCCATGTTCTTCTGTAATCCGAAGTGTAATGGAATCTCACCGCTGGGTTTTAGTTTAGAACTAATGTCAGTGTATTCTTCTTCTCGCCACATCAAGCTACTCACAATACCAATCTTCTTAAACTGGTCAGGTTGTAGTGTCTGCTTACGTACACCGCTTGGTGTGATGTAAAAATGTTCGCGGTCGTGATGACGGATACTCACGTTACCGTCACGACTTGTAATCCAGTTACGATTATATGCATCTTCTAATACTTCGCAAATTGTTTCTAACATTTTATTCTTTCTCAGTATCAACTACAGGTGTGATAGCGTCTGCTTTAGGGCGTCCTGGTTTTCTAGACCAAATGTTAGTACTAGCACCTTCCGCTCTGCCGCTTTCTTTATATGCACCTTGTGTAATCTTGCCGCCCTCTGCTAAAAATCTCGCAACCGGATCGTCAATATCTGTAATTTGCTCACTCATTATGTACCCCATTCATTTTTAAATAATGGCACTTGGAGTCTATCCGAGTACCTAAAGCCTAGCTTCATCGCCGCTAGTGCTACGTTCTTTGCGTTCATAGTGTAAACACTTTCAACGCCACCTACTGGCATCAAGTATACTGGACCAGTAAAGCCACCTTTGCGATATTCAGCTACAGCTTTCACTGCCTCTTGTACATCTTCTTCTGATGCCACCACGAACTTAAGGTATACGAAACCCACAGACTGGTATTGATATATAACATCAGGCAAAATTGCTTCATCCCACTTCTCTCCACTGTTGCTTAGTTTAGGACTGACACTAAATGTCAATGCGTTCTTCTCTTTGTGACGCTTCCACTCTTGCAAGTACGCCATAAACTCGTGAGATAACTTTTGAGTACCATTAGTCTCAAATGTCAACTCACGCAAACGTTTCATGTCTTCGTTTGAAAGTAAGTCTGGATAGCTTCTTTGCCATCCAAGAAGAGGTTCGCCACCAGTGATAACAAGATGTTCATCTTGCCAACGACCGTGAGGAAGTATATCCATAATGCTACTAGCAATACTATCGGTATCGAGCACAGGACTAAGATGTTTGAAACGAGGGTCCCAAGATGCATAGCTATCACAGCCCGTACTGACAAGCGGTAAGGATTTATAATCTTTGATGCTCTCTGCATCCACGTTGTTTCGTTCTTCACTTAATTGTCCTTTGGGCATGCCGAAGCCGCCGCATGTAAAATTGCATCCGTATGTTCGTAAGAACACAGATGGGACGCCCATGTAGCGCCCTTCACCTTGAATGCTGTAAAATAGTTCTGCTACTTTAAGTTTGCTCATTCTTTGACCCATAGTTCAAGTGCCTTTGCAGGGTAAATCTGCACAGAGCCCTTTTCAGTATCACTCTCAACTGCGTAACCTTCTGGGGTAAGTTCAGTTGAGTATGTACCAACAATAACACCGTGCCATTGTGACCCGGAAACTTTCTTAACTAAATCGCCTAATTTAAATTTCATCATAATAATTCCTCACACCATTCACGGTGACCTTCTCTAAATGCCATGTTGCTTTGTGTCTCACGTACTTCAACACGATAGCACCACAATCTATTTGCTTCACCTTCGCCCCATAAGTCAGGGACGTAAACACCATTGACATATTTGTAAAGCATATCAGCTAAACTTTCACAACCTAGCTTTGGTAAGATTGTTAGTTTAGCCATTTTCTTTTCTTGCAACAGTTTGAATGTTTCAAGTTCTGGGTCGTCTTCTGCGACTAACAATGTGTGGTCAAACTGATCCTCAAGAATCTTCTTTAGTTCTTTCAAGCCGCCGTAATCAGCAGCCCAATTGCGAACGTCTAAATCGTTTGTACCGAAATAGAACTTCATTGAAAAGCTGTAGCCATGAATTGTATTACAGTGACTATCTGCACGCCATTGACGATATGCGCAAGGGAATGAGTCGATATATTCCTTAGTACTTGTGTACTTGTATGTTACTGGGTTATTTGCCATTGATTTCTCCTATGTGTATTATAGCATAGGCAGCAGAGTTTGTAAAGCGGGATGAGCCTGAGACCGCTACTTTATTTACCTTATTTGTAAAGTGCTACTAACATTTTGTATTTGTCGTAGGCGTCTTTAAGTGCAGAATGTTTATCACGAAGCCATGCTTCTTCACGGTCTTGTTGATCCAATCGTTCACTTTGTTCAAAATAGTTAGACAAATATTCTAATCGTCTACGGTCTATTTCCATTTCAATAGTAGTATGTTCTCTATCGGTATAGAAACTAGCTGTTCTGTTATAACTGTCGTAGTATTGGTATGGGCTATGGTGTCTGACGTTGACTACTTTGAACCCAAACCTATTAGCGAATTTTTCTAAATCCATTACTTTCCCTTCTGTGCTTCTGCTACACGCTTACGTAAGCCACTACTACTGAATGAATGGTCACGACTATTAAAGATGTGATTGATATTCTTTTGAGCACCTTGTTCACGACCAGTAAAGTCTTGACTTTGATACTCTACACCTAAGATACGCACATCAATCGGAAGTATAAGGATTAGGTCTATAAGGTCTTGTTCTGTTTGGTACACAACGATTTCATCGACATAACGGCATGCCGCCAATTGGATTTGTCTTTCGACAACTGATTGTACAGGCGCGTTTTTAGTATCAGGTCTATCAATTGTGGGGTCCGTTTGGAGCCCAGCAATAAGGTAATCGCAATGGTTTTTAGCTTCACTAAGCATGGCGATGTGGCCTGCGTGGAGTAGGTCAAAAGTACTGAACGTAATCCCAATTGTCTTGCCTTCTTGCTTTAAGTGTTTAATCTTGTTGAAAATCATCTGGTAGAATCTCTATTAATTCGTCAAAGCCTGAACCTTCTGTATAGTGGTACTCTTTACCTGCATGATGGTATACAGACGTCCAACAATGTTGATTGTTGCTTTCGCTTGTTGGCTCGATAAGGTTGAACACTAGAAATAAGTGTTCACGTTCTTGGCCTTCAATGATTCGTTTTTCAGGGCCATTGATATCACGCAAAAACTTTTTGAGTTTGACTGGGTCGTTTCTTAGTTTTTCTAAGAATCTATCAGCAGCTTCTGTCATTTCTTTAGTGTTCGCCACATCTTCACCTGCTCATGTTCTTTTAAGAATTCTTCTTCACCCGCAAATGTAGGTGCGTCAGCCATAATTTCATCAAGCAACCACTTGATTCTGTGCAAGTCTTTTTTAATTTCAAATTGAGTGAAACCGTCGTTACCTGGGTGATGTAGTTCAACACCAGCCATATAAACTTGATGGTGCATTCTATTGTAGTCTAGTGGATTCTTAAATCCCATTACATTTCTCCTTACACGTGCAGTTTCTGCCTTGGTTGCAATCACCTGTACACCCTGGGGTGTATGTAGCATTGTAAGCATTCACTAAGATTGCCTTAGCAACTGCAAGAAATGGATTAAGAAAATAACCAATTACAATTCCGTAGATAAAGATTTCAATCATTATTCATGACCTTTGAGTAGTAGTTGATTGACCATGTTCAGGTCAAACTGCAAGTTAGTGATGTGTTCTTTCAAGTCTTGATATTCTTTACTTAGAATATCACCACTACTTACTATGATGCTCAGGTACATGTTAGCCGCAGCATCATGGGACTTGCGTAGTTCTTGCTCTAATAGAGCTTTTCTATCTTTAAGCATCACTTGCCTTTGTTTGCGATTTGCAAGAACTCTGCTCTAGCAGATGGGTCAGTTTTAAAGCCTCCGCCCAAGCGGCATGTAACTGTGCTTGATCCTGTGTCTTCGACACCTCTTGACTTGACACAATAGTGTTGTGCGTCAATGAGGACGGCAACGTCTTCGGTTTCAAGAATGAACTGTAAAGCATGGAATACTTGCTCGGTGAGACGTTCTTGAATCTGTGGGCGCTTTGAGAAATACTCAACGATTCTGTTAATTTTTGATAGTCCGAGGACTTTCTGTTTAGGAACATAAGCAACAGTAGCCAAGCCGTCAATAACGACAAAGTGATGTTCGCAGTTACTCTGGACCATAACGTTGCGTTCAACGACCATTTCGTTATACTGCATTTTATTATCGACAGTCGTACACTTTGGAAATGCTTCATAATCTAAGCCCCAGAAAATTTCATTGACATACATCTTAGCAACACGCTTAGGTGTGTCCATTAATGAATCGTCTGTTAAGTCTAAACCTAAAGCAACCATAATGTCGGTAAACTTACTTTCAATAAGTTCAATCTTTTCTTTACGGTCGTTGTTTTGTGCTGATTCTCTGATTGGCGTTTCAACACCAACTTTGACTAAGTGCTCATGCACTTTAAGACCCAACTCGGGGTCGCATTTTGTTTTATTATAACTCATAGAGTACCTTCCTTTGTGATGGTATTGTTTTTGAAATGTAAGCTACCGTTGTGCAGCTTACATTATATTTATCACAATTACTTAGCTGCTGCTTTTTCTGCGGCACGTGCGTTCTTAGTTTCAGTGATTTCGTTACGGCGTGCTTTGATTGCTTTAGCCATTTCACCGAGTGCTTTACGGGCACGAGTACCTGCGGCTGCGTTACCTGCTTCAAACTTTGCATGTTCGTTCAAGTATGCTTCCAAGTGTGTGTTAATTTCATTGTGTGCTGACATTTTTCTTTCCTTTTGTTTTCTTTGTTGGTGTAACAGATTCAATCCGTTCATAAGAAGCAATTGCTTCTTGTACTTCTTTTAGAAGTTGTTCGTCATCCCAAACTAGTTCAGACGAGCCATCTTCAAAAGTCTTTACAGTCAAGTGTGTACCTTGACTAATCTTTGGCCAGCCATCGCTAGCCACATTCTTTGGTTTCTTAGTTGCCATTATTTTGCTCCTGGATCTTTAGCGAGTCCGCGCCAATGTGTCACAGTGTGGTCTAAGAACTTCCACTTCTTACCTGTCCATTCGCCTTTGTTAGGGAATGGCCAGTTGATAGATTCTTGTGTAAGAATTTCATAGACACCTGTACGCACTGGATTGATTTCAACGGGGAACCAATCAGTCAATTCTGGTTCTTCGGGTTCTTTGGGTTTTGGTGCAACATATCCAGCTTCAAAGGGCCACTTAGCAGTTTCTTTGAAATTTGAATTTGGTGTGGGCCAGTGAGAACTTTGATTGACGATGGGTGCAAGTGAGGGTGCAACTTCTTCTGAAGGAAATTCAATCACAGTAGGTACAGTTGCAGGGTCAGTTAGACCACTATACACTACACCTGTATCGAGATTAGTCAACTTCAATGGACCTGTCATGTAGTATTCAGTATCGTCATGAGTCCAGCCCAATTCTTCTACACCTTCATAGTAGTTTTCTTCCCAAGCTGCTTCAAACTGTTCCAAGTCTTCGTCAGTGCAGTTTGGACCTGCTTCGGCGTCTGCCCAGCAACCATCAACCATCTCTTGCATTTCCCAGTTTTCACCGTTATCAATGCTACCCAATTCGTAATAGTTATCATCGTTAACTAATTCATCAGTGGTTAGAGGAATGTCATCTGATACAATAGTGAACGTTGACCAACGATATCCTTCTTCTCGGATAATCATCTTGTCATCTTTGCACCAGAATTGACGTTCATTCGAACTTTTCTTATACTCAGTTTCTAATTGCCATGTTGCCATTTTAGTACTTACTTTCTCTAGTGTGTTTACGATAGTCTGTTGACATACGTAGCATTGTATCACCCTTGCCTTCAAGTATGTCAACGATTCGGTCAATCGTACCGTCATTATAGGCACTGATTTTACCCATATATTCACTAGGCTTAACTAGTAGTTTCTCTAGTTTATCCAATGCGTCTTCTATAGACCAGGGTATGTACATGCGAGTGTGGTCGTTTGCAAAGGTTTCGGGGAAACTGCGATATGCAGGATACAACACGTTACAACCCAAAGCGTCAGCCTCTGAAACGGTGTTAGAGACCCAATCTTGAAGGGCACAATTGAACACAACGCGACTATCATTAACAATGTCATAGTAAGCATTCTTATCTAAGTCCTCATAAATCGTTAAAACATCAAGTGCTTGTAAATGTCTAGTGCGTTCCATGTAACTATCATTGTTACTTTTTAGTTTCGCACCCGAGCAAATACAGAACTCAACTGCTGTTAATGGATGACGGCGATGAAATTCTTCAATCACATCCATGTAGAAGTCTGGTTGCTTTTCTTGATCCCAACGTGCTGAAAAGACAACACGATGCTTACGTTCACCCCAAGGTTTGATTGATTGAACACGAGACTGTACTTCTTCTTTACCAAACGCAAGACCGGAGATATTATAGATTGGGGCTTCCCAGCCTGCAATCTTCATGTTCATAACCATTTCTTCGTTAGTTGCCAAGATAGCACCCCCACTCTGGCTGACAGCTTCGCAGACCAGTTGTTCGTAGGACGCCATCCACTTTCCCATGCCCCATACATGCACAAAGTCATCAGGATCAATTGACTGCGCCAAACATCTGACAAAAATCTTCGGGCGATGCGATTGAGGGACTTGATTAAGAATATAAGGCAACGATTCAAAGCCCGGTTGAAACATGTCTTCAAAGTAGATAACATCTTCACTCGTAACTTCTCCCGACTTCATCATCTTAACTAGATTCATTAGTTGTGACATACCAAAGTATGAACGACCATGTGCATCTAATACTTGACCAGTAACAATCGCTTGGTCATTACTAAGTGTTTCACCGGGAACAACTACATAGTCTA